ATGGCTTTAACTGAAGTGTGGCTGAAAGCTAATAACGGCAAGGCACGTGATAAAGTTGAAGAAATAGCAGATCGGGACTCAATGAGTGTCAGGATCTCACCTAAAGGGAAAATTGTTTTTCAGCTTCGGTACCGTTTTGCTGGAAAAGCCGAACGCTTAGATCTGGGCACCTACCCTCATATGTCACTCAAAGATGCACGCATGAAAGCTGGCGAAATGCGGTCACTTTTAGATAAAGGAATGAATCCTAAAGTTGAGGTTCGTGTACAGCAGCAAAAATACATTGATGCCAGCACATTTGAAGAAGTTTTTAATGACTGGTATGAAAGTTATTGCCTGAAGAAGAAAACTTCTGCCCAGCAAATTAGGAATACCTTTGAGCAGCATGTAATTCCTGAAGTTGGCGATTTACCAGTTGATCGCATTACTTTACAGCAATGGTTGGCCTTACTTGAAGAGTTGGCGGATGATGTGCCTTCAATTGCAGATCGCGTATTAACGAATGCAAAACAGGTTCTGAAGTGGGCCAAAAAAAGACAACTACTTGAAGTAAATGTTCTATCTGATATCTATGCTAAGGAAGATCTAGGTATAGAGCGAAACAGAGGAACAAGATTTCTTTCTGATGAAGAAATTAAGATGGTTTTGATGGCTATTGAAGAATCAAATATTTTGCCTAAAAACAAAATTTTCTTAAAACTATGTTTAATGTTTGGCTGCCGTAATGGTGAGCTTAGAAAAGCTAAAAAGACAGATTTTGATTTAAATAGAAAGGTCTGGATTGTACCGGTGATTAACAACAAGACTGGTAAGAAAACTGGTCGTGAAATCATTCGCCCTATTTTGCCTGAAATGGAGGCATTAATTGTTGAAGCTTTTGAATATAGCTCTTGTGAGTACTTCTTAACTAATGACAGTGAAGAAACACCTATGAGTCATGGATCCTCTAATTCATTACCTGGTTACTTAATGGAGCGACTCAGAAGACATCATGACTATCATATGAAGCATTGGTCTCTTCATGACCTAAGAAGAACAGCACGTACTAATTTCAGTGCTTTTACATCGCGTGATGTAGCACAACTCATGATTGGCCATGTAATGTCAGGTGAACAAGGTACTTATGATTATTACGAATATTTACCACAGCAAACAGAAGCATATGCAAAGTGGTTGGAAAAATTAAAAGAACTAACCGAAGAGTAAATAAAATTAGCTCTTTTGCTTCTTACTAAACTTCCACCAAGTTTTTTATAATAGACCTCTACTACGGGCAATTGGTTCAGCATTTGCTTGATAGATATCTAAGTACCATCTTTTGAGATAAACCAATTTAAGCTGGTAATTCACCTTATTTAGTTTGATAAAAAATTTCTGGTTCCGATCGAGTAAAGGGATTTCATATAACACCATATTTACTTACCACTCATTAATGAACTAAAAGCATCTACAGCTGGCCCTAAAACAGTATTCAATACTGAAGAGTTAACTTGTTTCGGTTGCTTGGTACCAGAATCAACAACATCAGAAGTTACTTCGGGGTTCTTTTGGTCAACGATTGAAACCAGCGTTTCTTTTGTGGAAACAATAAAGACTTTTTTAAACACAATATCGATCATCAAAGCATTTTCGGACGTTTCATCAGTGACATTCTTTAATGACTTAATCAACATGTCCGTATAAAGGCGTTTACCATTAGAAATAATAAGTCGTTGACCTTGTAAGGCCTGCAACCCCTGATAAATACCAAGAAGTGACAAATCTGCCCCGATAAATGTATTACCTATTAGCCCGTTCATTCTGCCAGCACTCTCAGACCAGCCAATTTTCATTGTTACTTCTGGTGGTGCTTTATAGCAGTGGTCAGAAATCGGTGAACCCTTTTCTACTGGATGCTCTGTTATTACAAGCTCATCAGAGTGGTTTTCTTCAATAACAACGTCAGCAAATAAACCCATTATTGAACGATGACCACCAAACAATAGTGAGCCAACTGTTTCAGTGATAGCCATGCTTTTCTCCAGACAATAAAAAACCGCCTTAAGGCGGTATTAGAAGAAATCAATTTATAGAGATAAATTAAATATTAATTTTTAGATTTACACTCATCTAAAATTTTTAATATTTTTTCGCACTCAGTTATCGCTTCATCAGCATCAGATTGATGGCATTCGTCAGCTAAATGATAATCTGCCATTACACGTCTGGAATGGAAAGTTAACATTTTATATCCAAGCCCCTTTAACCTCTGAGTTTTTTCACTTAAAAGTGTTTTACTCACCCTTTCGTGGGAACCACCCTTAACTTTATCAATATCAATATTTAAATCTTCTTCAACAAAGTTCTTAACTTCATGATACGCACAATAATAAGCACGACTGATACACGATCTTGCATCAGCCTCATTGCTAGTATCTAGTTTTTTTGAAAATTCGAGAAATTCTAAAGCTTCCATTCTTTCAAGCAACATCTCTACTTTCTTGGTGATCAAAACTAAAATAAATTGATATTTTTAGAAGATCATCAAGGGGAATTTCTGCCTTAATAACGTTTTCCACAAAGTCATCGTTTAATTCAGAAATATCATCTGCAGTTAAGTGTTCAGGATAGATTATTGTATTTATCATATCATCTAACTTACAAGCTGCGATTTTAGTCTGAGTATAAAATTTTGAGTACAATACTAAATCACTGAGATTTATCATTGATCTATATGAACTCACTGACACTCCAATTTGCTCAATAAATTCAATATTTTCATTAACTTTTAGAATAGTTTCTTCAATTAATGGTAAATACAAATCCGTATTAATATTTAGTTTTGTTACTAATGTTCTGATTTCATTTAATACATCTGGATATATTAAAGAATTGGATAAAGTTAAAATTCTATCCAAAGTTTTTGCACTTGGCTCAATATTGAATGCTTTAACTAAATAACTTAGAGCATCTTCACCCTTTCCAAGCATTAACAATGCTTGAGCATAATCACATAAAACCAAACTATTTTCATAATTTGATAAAGCAAGAGCTTGCTCAAAGTTTTTCTTAGCGATTTCGAAATTATTTTCGTAAACACCAATGATCGCTAATATTCTTTTACTATCAACAATATCACTTTCTGCCAATGATTTAGCTTGGGTCTTCCATCTATGAATAGTGAACTCAGAAGCATTTTTGCGACCAAAAACACCAATCTGGTCAAGTATTTCATGTGCTCTTTTCTTTGGAGCAAGCATACCCATCACCTATTTATCATTGAAAACAACCCTTAAAAAAATTTGGATTGTACAATCCAATAATAACATGAAAAATTTCCCGTTACGATCCCTCAAAATTCTTAAAGAAGGATCTCATTTTTCACCAATAATGTGTTAATGTTCTAGTAATTTATGAAATTATTCAGAGAACTTAATAAGGAAATATAAAATGTGGAAAATAATTATACCTGTTTTGGTCTTGTTCTCTCTGAGCTACGAAATTGAGGGAAAAACAATTTTTAAGCATATTGGTGACTATGTCGCATCAAGTATTATTAATGATATTCACAAAACTAATAAACAAATTGATAAACAAGCTGCAAACTCGAATAGTTAAAAATTCTATTTCCCGGGCAATAAAAAACCCACCGATTGGTGGGTTTTGATTCAAATAAAAGTTTAGAGTGGTGAATTGTAACTCTTACCAAGTTTCTCAAGTAGGTCAGCAGTTCTTCTTGTATTTTGTTGAATCTTGAATATAACCACCCAAAATTCAGCCCAAAGACGAACTATCACCGAACCAAAAATTAAAATACATATACCAACAAAGACACCCAAAGAGCCTGATGTGTATGGGCTTGCTGCTTCTGGAGGTAGACTATTGCCACCTAATCCCCCAGCAATCATAACGCCCCCCCGTAATCCATACACACAAAAGTAAGATCCAGTATGCAAATGTGACGATCTTGGTTGACAAAACGGCATCTAAAAACAGGATACTTTTCATTTTTCCTCTTATCATGTATATAGTTAAACTATTACATAATAATCTATTGATGCTCAAAAATCACCCATTAAACCATTGTTATATATCTATCTAGTTAATTAGTGGTTTCACACTCCTCGCCATTTGAATCATTGTATTTTCATTATGACGCTGTATTACCTGAGCAGTTTCATTTGGGTTGTCCGCACCATTGATCGTCATTTCAGTTTTATGGGGCTGATAAATGGTCACATGAGACGTTTTAGAGTTTACAGCATTAACTTGGTCTTTATGAGGGTTATTACCAAAAGGAGCAGTATTTCTAATATTTAAATTGGTTGAGAGTTTAAGTTAGAAGACTCACTACCTAAAGAAATAGAAAATGGTTTAGTAATATATTTGGCTAAATCTTTCGTTGTTCCATGGCCGTGCACATTCTTTCCTGAGCCAAAAACCAAACCATTTTTTTTCGATTTTTCGAAAAAGGCATCTACCCAAGCATCCCTGTTTTTCTTATCAGAAACGTAGGGGTTAGCATAATTCAAATGTCCACCTACACCTCCAGAATATGAGGGTAAAATATGGCCTATGTTTTTGATAGTGAAGATTCTTTTAATTTAACATATGATGAACTTGTCGAGATTATTAGTAAGGCTCGGATGACTGGGCCACAGATGATTCCTATTTTAGGAACGGTTGATTAAAAGGATTAAAATTAAATGCAATACGAAAAAATACACAAGATAACTAGCTCGGCTCTTAAGTTTTTTGAAGACCATCTTAAATCTCCAATGATATGGCAAGTCTTTCCCAGAAACTTCTGTGAGGAAGCAAGTAGCTTACTATTAATGATTCTTCAACAAGAAGGCATAAATGATTTTAAAATAATGAAGGGAACAAATATTGAAGAAGAAAATCATTATTGGTTAGAAAGTGAGGAGTATGTTATTGATCTTACAGCACATCAATTTAATGGAATTACTTCACCTTTTATACTTATAGAGAAAAGTAAATACCCCTTAAATAAAATATTTTCACTGGATATACATGAAATTATTGATTTTCAAAATTGGAGTGGTTTAAATCCATATGAGCCTAAAATTCAAAGTATTTTTTATGTAGATTATTACAAATAAAGCCCTCCTCAGAGAGCTTTCACACAAATACCTACACTCACATTGCTATTGATCGTGTGGGCTGTGCATCCTGTTAGGAGAAAGCACAGCAATACTAAAGCTTTCATGACATCCAACTTTTAATTTTGGCTAGATTGGCTTTACGTTCAACTAAGCCATTTGTACCACCATTAATGCGACGGGTTATAGTTAAAACGTCATCACGATCTGCAAGTTCATTCAATCCGTTGTTAGTCCAGAATTTACAAGCGACTAGCAAGCCGATACTGGGGATTGCTACAAGTTCGGGATGTGATTCAAAATCAATACCCAATGCTCGACCATATTTTTTGTAGTTATCACGACCAGTTAACTGGATCGGTCCACGGCCTTTAAAGCGCACACCATCGCCAGCCATAATATTGCCTAGATCTTTACGACCTTCATAGGCTGCACCGCTGGCTATTTCTTCCATGTAACGAAAATTACCTGATTCATGTGCAAGCTGTGCAATGAAATGAGCAAAGCGCAACTCATTGTAGAGAATCGCATAGTCTTTGAAGTGTACATTAGCTGCTAATGCCAACTCTTCAGCTCGGCTTTGATTTGCACCTAGCTTCTTAAATAATGTTGTAAGAGTGTTGCGCCCTATCTTCCCGTCAACTGCAACACCAAGTGTTCTTTGTAGATTGATAAATTTCATTTCACTTTCCTTTAGATAATAAAAAACCGCCCGAAGGCGGTTAACTATTTTGAATATCATCTTTGGCTTTCTTAAACTCTTTGATCACTTCAACGATCGTTTTACCTTCCTGCTTATCAATGAAGTTAAAGATCCAACGGACCAAAGCCCAACCAGGTAATCCACATACAAAGAAGAATCCACCAAGTGCAATCATCCCCCATACATCAGTAACCCATTCATGAAGCCCCCACTTCACAATAATGAATGAGCCGCCAGCAAGGCTTGATACGACCGTACAAATCAAACCAACTGCCCACTCTTGTGGTGAGCGTGGCATACGAGTCATTAATACAACTGCTGCAACTAGTGCGACCGCTAAAGTCACCATAATTGCTGCCCCGTAGAATTTTAAAAGTGCTGTTAAGCCGCTTGTTGAAACTGGTTCCATGCCTTACTCCAGATTTTTGGCAATAAAAAAGCACCCAGTTGGGTGCTATCTAAGAAATTTCTAAATTAAAAATTTACTGCTTCAATTTCTTCATATGTCAAAGCAGTTTCAATTTTCTGTCGTGCAATACGCCCTCTTTCATGAATGTTATTAATGTGCACTGCAAGTGCTGTTTTTAAGTCAATCAATTGATCAGGACTAAGATTAACAACTGAATTGTCTTTTAAAGTCCACTCAACTGATACGCCGAGCAAAGCTGCAGTAGCGATTCTTAATTGAGAATTAGGATCTGAATCATAAAGCTTATTTTCAAACTCAAAACCGCCAAACTCATACTGATCCCGAATCTGTTTGATTTGTTCCCATTTCTGTTGTTTAGCCTCATCAATAGTTCGTGAGTCAATCCAAGTTTTTGAGACATAATCAAATTTTTTTTCTGGTACTACTGGAATAGTGACTACATTTAGATTCTCATCTAGATAATGCAAAACATTTTTATCATGCATATCTACCTGCATTTCTTTGATATGCTGAAGCGGTGTTGCATAAACATTATCACGTTCCCCTTTGACCAACACATCTAAGCTGCCATCACTGTTAAAAACTCCATAGATCTTTTCCATCATTTTTTAAGCTCCACAGCATAGAAAGTTAAGTCAGAGCAGCCTGCAGTAACCTGATTAGCGTAAGCAAAAGTCATCATATCAAAATAACCACTAAGCACTAGCTGACCAGATGCGTCTGCTTTAGCTAACACAGAAAATGAAGTGCCAAGTTCAGTAGATCCAAATTTCACAGGCGGTATCGTTATTTCCACATTGTTAGCTGCGGTATAATTAACTAAATAATCATCTCCTAATTTAAAATACATAGCTCCATTGGTTGCACGAGTGAGATCCCCCTCAGCTGCATTACCACTCGGATGTGGAATAAAGTACAACTGACCAAACATAGTAATCAGAATGGTTGAATATGGCTGAAAGCCTGTTAATACAACCCGCAAAAACTCGCCCATTGTGTAATGGTTTGGTGTATATCTATAGCCTTCTGTCGTATTTTGAGCAGACTTAGTCACGATAACTGGCAGCGTTACTGCCCGATCCTTAATGTGCAAAGTATCAACTGCTAAATTTCCAATTTTTGCAGTAGTAACTGCTTGATCTTCAATATTTGCAGATTTAACTTTAATCGTTCCCAAATCCGCACTAATAGCACTTAAGCTATCAGCCCAGATTCGATTGGCATTGATATACCCAAAACTAGCATTATCAACATACAAGCCACGCGGAATAACAGTACCGTTTGGCAAAGTAACCGAAGTGTTTTGCAAGGTCATTAATGGTTTAGGTTCTACACCATCAACACCGACAGGCGTACCAAACTGAATTGCATCATAATTGAATATGAAAGTTGAAGTCGTACCATCATTCATTGACCCATGACCAGAAACATGGCCATTTACATCGAACTTAGTAAACTGCTGAGCATAGATGCCATCCACACTTTCACTGACATTTTGAATAGATGCACTATTCTCACCGACTTTAGTTTGCAACGTTTCCGTTACTTTTATCGTTGAAGAAATAGCACTAGCATTTGCATTGATTTGTTGCTGAAACAAAGCATTGCTGTCATTCATTTGTGCAAAAACTTGATCTGTACGTTTAGATTGAGCCAAATCGCCTTCAATACGTGCAGATTGCTCTGACCAGACACCCGCATAGCCTCCCTCATTACCAATTAACTCGGATTCCGAGCCGATTAAAGGCGGGTTAAGCTGTGCATATACGCCGTCAATTCTCGTAGTCTGAGCAATAATCTTATTATCAACATCTTTGATATCTGATTTAACTTGATCAAGTGCACCAGTTGATGCTTTATCATCAAGCTCAAGATTAATGGAATTAATCGCTTCGGCATTTGCCGATGACTGCTCAACTGCTACCTGTGCAGATTGGCGTACAGTTGCAAGAGCACTATCATTACTTGCGATATAGTTATCTATTTTTTGAACAGTTACCCTATCACCCTCAATTCGTGCTTGTACTTCTCGTTGTGCATAAGCCTGTAAGTTATTTAACTCAACTGCCGTTGTATCAATACGCTTACTAAGTGCTAAGTCCCCTTCGATCATTGCCGATTGAACTGACCAAGTTCCTGCGAAGCCCTGATCATTACCGATCAAATCAGACTCAGATCCAATCAAAGGTGGATTTAACTGTGCATATACACCGTCCGTTTTTTCAGCTACAAGTGAAAGATCATTTGCAACAACACGAATGCTTTCTTGAGCTGCAGCAATTCCCTCGTCACTTGACTGTTTAACAGTATTTACAACTTCAAGAACACCTTCATCACCATCAATAATTTGCTGTGATAAACCATCTTTGGCTTGCTGAATAGCGTTTTGTCGATCAATGACTTCTTGTGCAATCCGATCTTTCGTATTTTGTATATCTTGCTTAATTGGACCAATTTCAGCGTCAATAGTCTCAATATGATCAATCTTGGTTTTAAGATCCTGATTGAGTTGAGATTCACTGATTTGATCATTTAAAAGCTCAAGAACATCTGTTGCATCGGCAGAAGTCGTCGCATGAGTCCAATCCGACCATGATCCAATGTTTCCAATCCTATCGATCAAGCGGCCACGATAAAATTGAGTCAGATTTGGCTGCAAGCCTTGAATCGTATGAGTCGTTGTTGGATAAGCGAATAAGCCCAATTGAGCAATGTTGCTGGTACCATCTGGCGAAACTTGGATTTCTGTATAAGCAGTGTCAAGCGCACCGGTTGCCGGAAAGCCCCAATCAAGTTTGATACCAAATAAGATTCCTGTCGCTTGGATAAATGCCAATTTTGGAGGTAAACCTTGCTTTCCAGAGAGTTCAGTCAAAGTTGAATAAACTGGTAAAGAAGCTATCTCAAAAGCTGAAATCGCTGTTACTCGTGCTTGATATTGACCCGCATAAATACCTGGTACTTCGACTGAGTTGTTGCCGGTTATTGGAAGCTTAATCCAACTCCCGTCATCTTTACGCCACTCAACTTGATATTTAACGGCTCCTTTTGCCTGCGCCCAAGATACTATCATTGTCGCTACGTTGATGCCCTGATCAACTCGGCTTTCACCGGTAACAACGACATCTGTTACAGGATCCTGAATTGTTGGGTTCACAATCGAAATCGGAACCTCATCAAAATAAGCACCCTTATCAATGGCATCAAACTTGGCTGGATTATATTGAAGCGCTGTTACTGAAAATTGATGACTTTCATCTTGAGTAATCGAGATCACCCGAAACTTCATTGTTGCCAAGTCTTGAGCATCCATCACCCACACATTTTGAACTGCAATAGCATCAAACTCATGAGTTACTGTAACAACACGGCCTGAGATCGATTGAACAATTCGTGTTTGAGCTTTGCCATCCTCACCATTAATAATAAGTCGGTCACCAGCTACTGCCACAACATCGTCACGATCTAGTGTAATGCTTTTACGATCTGCTGATATTTTAGATACACGTCCACCGTTTGCTCGACCAGCAAACAATGGATCTGCAATATCAATAACTCTTCCCGGCTGCGGAATATGGCCATCCAAACCAACTTTAAAACTAACGGTCCGAGTTTCTAATTGCTCAGATTTTAAAGCCCACCAGCCTGCTCTCTGCGCTTGTCCACGCGAAGTGCATCCCCAAGCATCAATTTCCAAAATACGAACTTGGCCGGCCTCAGCAATCGCCTTTTCATCGCGAACAAACTCATATTCGGTTTTGTAGTGATTAGCCGGGTTATCCCACGCAATTTTTACAACATTATGGCGATCACGTGCACGGGTTCCTGAGTATTCGAAATTGCCATCAATGACATTGGCACGCGTATAAGTGAAATACGTATCTTGGGGAATATCCGCATCACAAATAATGCTATTGCCATCCCAAAACGTTATCGCACGGAATACACCAGCTAACTTAGTTAAAATCTCAAAGGCACCTTCGGCACTCTGAAGATAAACATTACAAGTAAAGCGTGGTTCTTCTCCACCCAAGCCATCTGGTACCAGCTCATCACAATATTGAGCTAAGCGATATAAAGACCACTTATCAACCATGAGTGGAGTTAAGCGGTCACCCAAAGCATAACGGTCTACTGTGCATATATCGTAATAGATCCATGCCGGGTTGTTAGAATAGGCTTCTTTGAAAGTACCGTCCCACATCCCAACATATTGTCGTGTAGCTGGATTGTAGTTAGTAGGAACCTTTAGAATTCTTCCCTTTGTATCTGCAGCAACTTTAGCAACGTTTCCAAAAGTCTCGGCATCATATTGAAGACCAAGCAAAGCCGTATTTGGATAACGTAATTTTGCATCAATGACTTCAGTCACTGCTTCAATATACATCTTGTCACTGACATACTCCGAAGTTGAGTTGGGTGTAAGTCTGCGAACACGTATGAGCCAACCTGAGTCAGCTCGAGGCAAATCAATGCGGTGTGCTCGTTCGTAATTTGCAGATGTTTTATCTGAAATTTTCGTTTTTAGTACTTCAGTCCAGACACCTCCATCTGTCTGTAAATCGATTGCGTATTCGATCGTTACGCCTGATACATCACCATTTGTAGCATTCTGAGTACGCAAAGGACCCCACTTTAAGCGCAAACGAACAGCATCAAGATCAAGATTACTAAAAGCTCGAACCCATGGCGTTTCAGACTTTAACTCCACATCGATGGCAGTTTCACTTTCTACTGCAGGAAAACCCTCAATGTATTCCTGATCATTAGTACCATTTCTAAAATCAACTTTTACATTTTCAAAGTTAAGGCTTCCATCTGCATTCTGAAGTGGAGTTTCTTCTAAATAAATTGACTGAAGCCCATTTGCTAGCCCCTCAATTTCTCCTTCAGCTAATCCATATAAGACTTTAATATAAGTTTTTGACTGTGCAGAATCTGGAGAAATTACGGGTTGCCGTTGTTTTTTACTGCCTTTTTTTGCGCCTACTACTGCATTCATAAGAAATCTCACGCAATAAAAAAGGCGCTAGAAAGCGCCTGTTAAATAATTAAAAATTACATCTGATCTTCAGGATATTGACCTGCGCTCACAATGAAGCCGCCGATTTCCCGTTGACCATAAAGAATTGGAACAGGATTACCTTGTGCAACTGTGGTAACTGCACCGCCAAAGCCTTTATTCGCTCTGTTTCCATCTTGGTTTTGATCTTGAGTAGTATCAACCTTTGGCATAAGCATCATGGCCACCCCACCAAGCATCATTCCAATACCTGAACCAATCAATGCAGCACCTAATGGCGCTCCCCCACCCAATGTACCTACCGTCATCAAAACGCCTACGACGACCATAACAGCACCCAATACAGTCTGTAATATTCCATTACCACCTGCCCCCATAACTCGCGGAACAATATGAATAACATCAGCCTCAGTATTCATATCAAGCTGTTCTTCACCGATGTTATCGCCGGTAATGAGCCGCTTAGTTTCGTGGTCATAAATCGCAGGGCGTTTCTTGCCCCGCTTATTACTTGAGTTCTTACTTTTTAAAAATACGGCAAAGCGTAGGCCTTGCTCATGAGCATGCAACATAAAGTGTTCAAAGCCAGCGATCTGAACAGACAATGCACGCATGGCTTCACGTGTATTTGCGACATCGAGCTTAAATTCACGACCGAACTTTTGCCCCAAGATGCCGTACAGCTTAATTGTTTTTAACATCTATATGCCTCAAAATTTTTACCGTGCGATCTTTCCACTGTTGGCCATAAATTTCGCGTACTGACTTTCTGTTATACGGATGATGCAGAATTAAGCTTGAACCTATGCATTGCTCAGTTTGCTCCGATTTAAGCTGCCCATTATTACCCAGCCAAACAACCGCATGATTGGGATGTTCAGTACGCCCAACACGACAAACAAGCATATCGCCATATTCTGGTGTATCTACTTCATAGAAGCCTGCTTTTTCATAATTTTCGAGGTAAAGTGATGGATGGTCCTTATCTTCCCACCATGCATCATCCCGCTTAAAATCCATAAGCTCTATGCTCATTTCACGACTATAAAAATCACGTACAAGCGCATAGCAATCTTGCCAGCCATGAAAATAATTACGCCCCACTAAGGGGGCGCGATAACCACAAGGTTCATAAACTTGAAAATCCAGATCCGGATATGAACAAATTACCCACGGCTTTTGATGTAACTCAATCTGAATTAAGTCTAGTTCTGAGGCTCTTGTAGTTCCCTCAGGGTGTGAATGCACATACGCTAATATCTCGCCCTGGTCTTCTGCTATAGCTAAATCTTCTGGATGGATTTCGAATTGATCAGAGTTTTTAGAAATATTGCGACAATGAATATATTCTTTACCAACTATCACGCCGCAGCACTCGTGTGGATAGCATTCATCCGCATGGGCCATGATTGCTTTTTTAAGTTTTGCTGTAAGCTTCATTTAGAAAAACCCCTTACAGTTTCCACATTTTGTGCACTTCCGCTGCTTTTGAGTTGGATAAGTAAGATATACTTGACCAGTTGGTTCAAAAATCCCGCCACAAGGGCAGCTAAATTTAATTAAATAAGCTTTTTTCTCTTTAATCTTTCTTAATCTTAGAATGACAAAGTGAACCGCATAGCTTAAAAAATGAATGATTAGCGCCCCCACCATCCCATAAAATATTCCTGAAAAAATATTCATAAGACCTCACAATAAACTTGAAGCTGGAAAACCGCCGAACGGCAATGGCTTATTTTCACCATGGTGTAAACGACAATCTCTTAACCTTCCCCCACATTTGTCCTGAGATGGATCATCTGTTGGCTCACCTTTATCAGTGAACATTGCAACACCTGTGTAACCACATTCTTCGCCCCGATACTTCCCGACCATACACCAATGACAAAGTGAAGTAATTTGTCGAACTGGGATTTTTAAACCCTCAAAATCGATTGGATTGGACAGCTCGAAAGCCACTTGTTGTGCATTTTCAGATGTCTTTTGCTCGATGTACCAGATTTGCTCTTTTGATTCATTCGATGCAGTTGGATTACCTGCTGTGAAGTTTTCAGCATCTAAGTATTTAGCAAGAGTGGTAATAACTTTAAGTTTTGCACCAGCAAAGTCTTTAAACTGCAAACAGTAAGCAGACACAGCATTTTGAATGCCGTTGATATTGTTGGCCATGCTTAAAGTTGGCGCTGAAGCTTTACCATCTGAACGCATTTCAAGCCCAGATACTTCCAGGGCCATCGGCTCAAAAACTTGACCTTGCCAGATAATATTTCGGTTCCATACTTTCTGATCACCAGTATCAAAAATCTTTCCAATGCTGCCAGAGTCGACACCAATTAAACCTTCGGAACCAATTGAAGAGTAGATTTTCTCCCAGTCTTGAAAAGAAATATGCCCGTGAAAACGCAAGATGCCAGCACCTAAGCTGCTGGCATCTAGTTCATACAAATGGATTAATCCATCTACATAAAGCTTCTGGAAATCACTATTCAGGGTCATAAGTCACCTCGTCATAGATTGGATTTCCATCTTTGTCTAGGACTGGTACATCATCAAAAATAGGTTTACCTTCCCCGTCAACAGCTTGAACCCATTCAAAAACTGGCTCACCATTTTCATTAATGACTGGTTGATTCGACAAAATAGGCGTACCGTTTTGATCAGTTTGAATGTGAGTTACTGGCTTTTTATAATTCTTGCCATCCACAATTACAGCTTTTCCTTCATCATCAAATAAATCTTCGTATTTAGTGATATAGGTCAATTGCGGTGCATATTTTACTTGCTGGACCATACGCGGTTGTTTTTCAGTACGTGGAATTTTTCTGACGATTGTCTTCTTGATACTGTTTAAACGAATATCAATCCAGCGCGGCTCACCATTTGCATTGTTTGGAATATCGATTGGTGCATCAAGATTAGCAACAATATCGCCCTCATCATTTAGCTTTTTCTTGAATGTCTTAATTTCAAGATCACCATTGTCCAAGGTCTGATATTCAACTGCACAAATTTTATTGCCGTGAGTGTCTGTTGGGATCTCAATCCACCATCCATCTTTAGCAAAACCGGATGATCCTTTAACAAGGTAATGACCAATGCCTAATTTCTCAAAAGAGAGGGGTTGCTCAGCAGCTTCATCGTTAGGTTCGATTTTATCTGCAAACAATTTAACAACGGGTGATGCTGACTTAATGAAACCGTTCGAGTCTGTTGTTGTATTAATTCCACTAATTAAGATATTTCCCCAGCCAGTAAACGAATCTGGACCCGTTCCAAATCGTATACTTAATTGGTTTTCAATATTTTGCTTATGAAGTTGGACTTGATAATTTGCACTACCAAAAGCGAACAGGTTCCCACCCCCATTTGCCCCTGGCGATCCTGTAGCTGTAGGGGAAACTGAATAGCAACCGGCTGGAATATTACTAATATTAATATTTGAATAGAATGTATTCGAGCCACCTGTTGTTCCAATCCCAAACGCCCCTACTTCCATCACATTGCCTGTAGCTGTACCAACATAGCGACTCGCAGCATGGGTATTATTGGTGAAGTTTTCATTCATTTTTGCGCCAGTCGAGCGGAATGTATCGCCACCTGCACCAGTTGGTGCCGTACCTAAATTTACTGTTTGAATGGTCATTTTCTTACTCGCATAAAAAAAGCCCCTAAAAAGGGGCTTTAAAGGGGTTTAAATTAAGGATAAAAGACTTGGGTGAATGTCGTTGAGATTTGCCATACATCACCGCCAATTTGGCGGGGTTGATATTCAGGACTTGTTTTTACTCGAACTTCGCCGTCTAAAGGCGATTCCCAAAGGAATGAATCCGCGCCTTTGTGTTGATCAAAGAAAGCTTTAATCTGCATAATTTCAGCTTTATAAGCCGTTCTTTGATATGTCCATTCACCAGATCGGTTATTGATACCTACAGCAATGTTTTGTTCATAACCATCACCGAACTTAGATGACAAAGTATTAAATCTCTGAGTATTACTATTGCCATCTAAGTCACATTCAAATGTGAATTTAAGGTCGCTCATGATTTTTTGGCCAATCAATTTTCATAGTTTCTGATCTGTCTTTAAAGCGTTTTTTGCAACTTTCTAGATCCTTTGTATCTTGATCTGGAGCAAATAAACCACCACGCCTAATTTCACGAACCATACAAGCTTTTATCTGTTTTCCTAGCAAATCAGCAATTTTAGAGCTATTAGATTGTTTTTTAAAAATGAGGGTAAATGACAATCCAAAGACGAAACCCGTTGCATATTCAATTGGATTAAAATCAATTAAATTTACACTTATGTAGAAAACTACAGTAATCAATAAAGCAAGCAGAAAAGTCATAATGTACTTTTTCACTGTTGTACTCCCATTAAAAAACCCACTCATTGAGTGGGCTACTTTGATAATAAACCGCCTTGTCGTTGTTGTTGACTTAAGTACTCATTGACATGCCGACCAATTGCCTCACCCAAACCTATAGGTTTATAAGCTACTGAATTAAGCGCTTGATATTGTTTCTCGCTCAAAACAAGAATCACACCTTCAATATCTACAAGCCAATCATCGAATTGGATAGGGAAAGTTTCCCCATCTCGTTCATAAGTTACCTGAATACCCGCAACTCCACATTGCCCACTATATGTTATTGCACCAGCAAGAAGGCTTGTGACATCTTCACAATTACCAGTGTATTGACCTGTTTTCTTAAATTGAATTGCTTTCATATTTCCTCCTTATAAAACAAAACCCCGCCAAGAGCGGGGTTTTGTTTCTATAAACATTTAGAATTGATGTTTATAAAACACCTCATATAAGATTTTCACTAATTGATGATTTGCAGTAAGAGGACTTGAGTATTCCCAAATATAACTTTTATCACCAAGCTTAAATTCTAGTTGATCAGGTCGGCTAATTACCTTGAACTCACCATGCTTAGGTCCAACATAAGAACAAAAGGTTAAGTAGATATCCTTTATTGACTCTTTACTTATTGATGGAAAACCATTATCTAACAAAAATTTGTTATCATTACCATCAATTAATGCGCAAACCATAATTTCAGCGTTTTCCCATGCCACTGGGTTAACATCAGTTCCCATATTTCCTCCTTATTGGTTAATGGGAACTAACTTTTAACTCACTTTAAATAGAAAAATCAATTAATTAATAATTTTCCATTTATGGCACTATTTAGCCAATAAACCGCCTTGTCGTTGCTCTTGCCGGATAATCGTTCTAACAGCATTGCCGATCATTTGCCCAAGCTGCTTCGAGTCATTTTGGGTATCAGTTTTACTTGATCCATCCGGATTAACTGTTACATAAACATTGATTGGAACTTGACTCGAACTGCTTTGTGCTTGATTTGAATTAATCGCATCAAATTGTCGTGCCTCCCGTCGTGTTGCTATAGCTTCACTAGTATTATTAGAAACATAACCTCCATTTGCATAACCACTAGGTGAGCTAGTTCGCATTGATTCAACAACACTCACTCCTCCCCAACGTTTAATATCATCCTGCGACCAAACAACCTCACCTTTATGCACAATCCCTGCTGGAGTGTGTTTAAGACCATTACCGGTATAACCACCGTCCGCAAATCCTTGCGGTGTTGCAGCTTGGATGAGAGATACAAATGTACCTGATTTAATTGTCGCGATCGCTGCTGCTGCCGCTTTTTGGTACCAAGTACCTGGCTCATTTGCGTAAGCATCTGAAGCAGCTTTCCACATGTTCATTCCAGCCTGCGCCAATGCGAATGCACGTTGACTTTCATAAAGAACGTGATAAGCACTTGATGACTCACCAAGCATATTTTTAAACATGCCAGCCAATGCCCATGTGACACTAGCTCCATAACCCAACTGGAGATTCATTGAATCATTTTGATAAGTAGATTCAATCAATTTCAAACGCTCAAAGTGCTCCTTCATGATTTGTTCACGTTGTGCATTTAGAGCTACCATATTTGCATTTGGATCTTGTTCCTGAGTTTCAATATCAGCAAGCTGGCTATCAAATACTTTTTGAGAAGCATCATAACGGCTAAAGCGCTCCTGTTCTAAAGCGAATTGACCACTATTACCAGTGATACTCGCCTGAATACCACCCCAGTTTTGAACAGCATTATTCACTTTATCGCGTGTCTCTTTATCCTGATTGGCTTTAGATAATGCGATTAGCTTTTGCCGCTCTTCTATAGAAAGCTTGGTATTCTTAAGAATTTCCTCCCGTTCGAGTCTGTAACGTTCCTGCATGGCTTGGGTTTCTGTCAGTAGAGCTTGTTTAGCCTGAAAAAGACGTTGCTCTTGAGCAAGTTTTAGTAAACCTAATTCTTGTTGCTGCTGTAACTTAAACGAATCAATCGCAATTTTGCGCTGTTCTTCTGTTAATTTCCCCTCAGCAACCAGACGTAATGAATTGGTTTCATATGTGTAATCAAGCTTTTGTTCTTCAGTCCACTTATAACCATTTACCTCAAAATCAAATTGTTTTTGAGCTAACTTGTCTTCAGCATCATAACGCTCATTAATTTTTGGGATTAAATTTGATTGACCTAAAATGGTTGCTTTGTTGATTTCCTCCTCTCGTCTTTTGCTTCTAGCAACTGTTTCTGAGTCATATGTTGCCTGTAGCTGTTTAACTTCCTCAAGAGTTTTAGCGCGTGCCTTATATGCTTCATCTTCGAACTTCGAAAGATCGCCGATTGCTTTTGAGGCTGCTTCGGGGTTATCTCCTAAAATTTTACTAAGCTGATTATAGTAAGAGTCTTGTTTGGCTAAATGCTGTGAAGCTTTAGCTTTGCCAAGCTTTTTCCCTTCATAATCCCACCCGATAAAATTTTTCCCCACGATTTTTTCTAAACTTCGATAGTCCAAATCGTCATTGAGAAGGGCGCTTTTAGTCTTGCTATAACTTTTATTAGTCATAACCTCTTGCAATAAAAACTTAGCTTGCGCATCTAAAGCATCTTGGGTTTGCTGGATTTTTCCATTTTTATCTAAAACACCTTGTCCCTGTAAGGACTGCATGAGTTTAGATGAGCGAGTCTTTTGCCAAGAAATAAATCCAGTATTTGTATAACCATTATTTTCATCCTTATGGCTACCAAACATTGCCTCATTTCTAAAATCATTCTCGCGCCCAACTTGAGCTGTCATTACTCGTGCTTGCTTATCTCCCAATCCAGCATTACGGAAAGCCTGATATACACGAAGCATATTTCTCACTCGCTCATTATTCCCTGCAAGTAGAACAGCTTGTTTGGCAGCCTCTTTGGTTTGCTGTCTCTTAGAATCAGCTATATCCTCTTCAAGTTTTTTGAGTTCTTGAACCTTATCAAAGTTTTTCTGGAATATTGCCCATTCATCTTTAGTTAAACTGCGAGTTTTAGGGATTTTATTGTTATCGTAAAAATCAGATAACGCTTTACCCATCTCCAGTCCATGGCTTTTAATGTTGATCAGTGAAAAATCAGTATCTAGATTTTTCTGAGCATATGTTTTTTGTAAATCTTGAAGCTTTTTATTTAGTTCAGATACATCTTGACCCGCCCCCTTAGCCCCTTGACTAACATCATTAAAACCTGCTTTTGCATTAGCACCAGAAGTACGAACCTGATTTAACTCAGAGTTTGTTTGCTTCACAGCTTTCGTGTTTTCATCTACTTTCTTCTTGCTATCAGCCAGCTGGTTAATTTGATCCGAACTGATGAACGAAAGTTGATTTAATCTATTGAAAGCTTGGTTTACATCAATAACGCCAGTTTTTAATTCTGCCCATATTCGATAAGCTTCAGCACTTTGCTTATTGCTATCAGTGATAGATTGGGTAAGTAATAAAAACTCGTTCTGAGACTTCGATAGTTGAGCATTCTGCAAGCTTAGTTGCTTTGTCAGTTCACCTTCCGCAGCACGCTTCTGCGCACCTTCGAGCTTCATAAGTTCATCAGCTGCCATGCCTGCATAACGCGATTGCTTCTCAAGCATATCATTGGCTTTATCGCCATTGTCTCGCATTAATAAATATCCAGCTGCTAAACTTGCTACTGTAATCCCAATACCAACTGGACCACCAAGTAAACCTAAAAGCCGTGATCCTATCCCTACACTAGCCGCACCTGCCGCTGCCGATCTAGCTTGTGCTGTTGCCAGTGCACCTTCCGCTACTGCCAACTCTCTAGTAACTTGAGCCTCAATTTTCTTTAACTCAGCCATACGAGTTAATGTCGCTGTTCTGCCTTTTTCAGTAATTTGAGATTTAAGGCGCTGTACTTCTAGAGCTTTCTCAGCCGCAATAGCAGCTAAAGTTGCTTGAGTATTTGCAACAACTGTTTGAGTGCTAATTACTTGTTGAGCTGCAGCTGCGCGCTCGGCTTGAATTGCAGCATATTGCGTAACTGTTTGAGCAGCTAATTCCTTAATTTTTGCAGCTACAGCAACACCTGAGGCATAAATTGCAGGAATGTAGGTTCCAAGCCAATAAGCACCACCAACCATCATTGCAGAAGTTAAAACATCTAGGTTTCCGGCTAAAGTCTGAATGTTGCCCGCTAAAACTTGTGCTGCACCTGAGCCCTTTCCTGACTCCCCAACAAATTTAGTAATCTCGTTGTTGAGCAGCGTCAAAGACTGTCCAATAGTGATATCGGTTTTTGCAAAAAGTGCATCTACATCTTTTTCTACATTTCTAAGTGCTTTTACAATCTCTTGAGAAGTAATTTTTCCTTCTGCAGCTACTGACCGTAATTCGCCTACAGTAATACCCATACCCTGAGCAATTGCTTTAGCTAATGCTGGGGTTTGCTCCATTACAGAATTAAGTTCTTCTCCACGCAACGTTCCACTTGCCAAGGCCTGCCCAAATTGAACCAAAGCAGCATCTGCGGCTTGTGCACTTGCACCACTGATAGCAACAGCTTTAGACACTGTTTCAGTTAAACGAGCAGTGTCATCCATTGTGAGATTAAGTGTTTTTGCATTATCACTAAAACGTTGATACACCTGCAATACAGAATCCCAAGCTGAATATGTCTTTTGAGCAATTCGGAAAGTGTCCTCAGTAGCCTTATTTAGCTCAACTTGGTTGTTAGTCACTAACTTAAGGCGGTTCTGAAGCCCTGTGTAAGTGTCCATCTTAGAAATTGCAGCACTTACAGTAACTAATCCAACCATATATCCAGCAAGCTGACGCGTAGCGACAGACAAACCATCCATAGACTTCGTGGCAAAGTCTCCCTTGCGCTCAATGCTATCTAATTCATTGCCTAGATTACGCGCATTACGTTCAGCATTTTTTGAATCTATGACAATTACTAAACGAGATTCTTGTGCCATCTTACTTTCCTCTAGGCAATAAAAAACCCACTCAATGAGTGGGTTTGTGAATAAAGTTGCTTTACCAATCAGCATTAACTTTTTGTTGAGTTTTGATCTTTTCAGCCATTTGATCAGATGATTTATTTAATTCATCCATAATTATTTTAGCTGATGGATAATTTTCGGTAATAGTACGATTGGTTTCACTATAGCGAACTCCGCTAATTACCTGTGCTGGTTTATAGTGAGTAAGATTATCGTAACTTACTTTCATTTTCCCATCTTTTGTATCTACGCGCACTGTGAAATCTACTCGATCACCAGCAGTAACAGTCATACAATCAGCAAACCCAGAACAACGGTATGGCATATTACCTTTGCCAATAATTGAACCCGTAGTCTTATCTTCGTACTGAATTACTGCATTTGCTGAGCGAAAAGCTGTTGCAAACCATTGACGTGCGCCATCATAAATTTGGCCTTGCTTTAATCCATCTATTTGATAAACCTTTTCAAACTTTACAGGTTCTGATGGTTGCTGAGGGGTAGTAGCACACCCAACTAATCCCAAACTCAATAATCCAGTTGCCAATAATTTTTTCATGAATTTCACCGTTTGTTATAAAGTGTACTAACTTTAACAAACTGGTTACTAAATGTCACATAAAGCAAAACCACCCGAAGGTGGTTTCTATCATTCAATATCAGGCAAATCCATTGGATTGTGCTTACTAATTGATAAAACAAAGATTTCAGTTTTACTAGTTCTTTGAAAATGTAAAACCTGATCAGATGTAGAATAATTTGCACCTTTTCTGGTTTGCCAAGATGGTAAACCAATATGAGCATGCCAAAGATCCATCTCCTGAGCATATTTAGCTCTTTCTTTATGATCTTGGTAACACTCAGGAACTTTCCAAGAAGGTGAAATTTTACCCTTCCAACCTGTTAAGCCATTCTGTTCATAATGTTCTAAAAAATCATCAATCAAGTCTAATTTTTCATCAGTGAAAACATTATCGTAATAATACAAAAACTCATCACTAAGTATTGCAGTGTAAAAAGGCTTTATTGAGTCAGTGTTAGAAGTGGATTTTTCTAATCCGTCGTTTGTTGAACTTTCTTCGCCCATGCTCTTCTTTCTTCACGAGTTAATCCTGAAGGCATTTTATACGATTTTTGCTTAGTTAGGGCAATAAGATGCTGAATATCAACACCTAAATGATGATTTTTGTCCGCATGGATTGTTGCGGGATGAACCACAGCGCAATCGATCATGAAAATCTCCAAATACGGATTAGATAAATAATTCTAAAATAAAAGTAATATCATTATTAGCAATACTTTCAATTCAAACTAAGGCTAATAACATTTACTATTGAAAATATAATATTTCTTAATGACATCTATGTCAATTAGAAATTACATTCTTAAACCCTTAACCTTTAATTTTAAATTATTATAATTCAACAACTTAAAAAAGGTAACTTTTAAGAATTTTAGAAAAACTATGCTAAAAGTGCGGTATATTGTGCATTTCTTAAAATACCCCGCACTCGATTTTGTTTTAAGAAATAAAACCTTAAACGTTTTATTTCTTCACCTTAAACTTCTTTTGTGACTCATCTAAAAACAAGTTATCTATAGCAAAAATACAATCATTAAAGATGTCTCTATCGACTGGCAATTCATACTGCTCACAGTATGCTGAGATAGCCGAAATATCCAAAGACAGCGGAATACCTTGCTCATATCGTCTAGACCGTGAAATAACGTTATAAGCAGAAAGAATCGCATTTGATGTATAAGAATACTCGGGTTTCTCAATGACCTTGGCAGCTTGAAGATTTAAGGCTTTTGCGATCGCTGCTTGCTTCGCGTTGTAGTCGCTCGCTTCTTCTTCTGAGTTGAACTTGCACCAGTTGTAGAGGGCTGTGACTTTCCCACCACTTCATTCCTGAATGCATCTGCTTCTTTCTGGATATCTTCAGCTTCTTGCTTTACATATAGCCAAATAGAAATGCCGATATCCCCCATATTTAAAAGCTTTACTGCATTTTCAGGTGAATACTCAGGTTCAGTTTCAACCACTTCACCGCCGTCAATCTTTTCTTCAAAAACTACGCCTTTCCAGTCTTCTATTAGATGACATGCAGCAGCTTCGAGAAGTAATTCGTGGTAAAGCTTGTCATCTTTTCCTGCCTTACTGACATCAAAACCTTTAGAGTTAATCTGATTACTCGCACGCTCTAAGGCAACTTGATATGGTTTGTATCCATTTCCGCGAATTTTAAACTCAGCCAGTACATTTCCTTCCGTGTCTGTATATTCTCGCCATTTACTGACAGTTTTGCTTGTTTGAATGGTTACTTTTAAAGCCATTTTCTACTCCAAAAAAAAGCAGCCATAAAGGCTGCCATCAGTAAAATTAAATTAAGGATTTGGGTTTGGTGCTGGAATACGGGTAATGATTGGCGATTCTTCAACTACCTTATATTCAAATGAAGCATTTAAAATGTCGCTGTTTCCACCACTCGGTAATGGTGCTGTAATTTCAGCTTTAGGAATAAAAATTTCGTAAGAATTACCCAAAGTGTCTGTAATTGGGACCTTCAATGAAATTGAAGTGTTGGTGAACTGTTTTTCGTACATGTCTGAAGTATTTCGTGACCATGCAGCAGTAAATGAACCTGTGCCGGCTGCTAGTGTTTCTAAAATAGCTCTAGCATTGATTCCTTCACCTAAGCATTTTTGCAACTTCATAGTGTTATCCCATTTGAATGAGAATTGCGTCAAGCAAGAGATACCTGCTTGAGATACCCCATCAAGTAAGATTTCACCAACAGAAACATTAGATAGCTTAGGACTGTTATCTGCTGGAGTTACTGCCCCAGCGGGTGGTGTTGAGAAGTTAGTTCGACCTAAAGCCATTAGGCCAAATGCCATCGAAATTAAGCCTGCTTCAGGAATTTCAATACTAAAGGTATTTACATGACAACCTCGGAAAACGTGGTAATCATTTACGTCTTCAAAGCCGCGAAGTACTGAGAATGTTTGGCGAAGTGCCCCACCAAAAGTAAGGACATTGGATGACCAGCTATTAAAGGCTGCCGCTGCCATTAAATCTTGCACAAGTTGGCTATATTTTGCCTCACACTTTAATTCACCGGCATATTCTGCGCCTGTAATCATTGATGAGCGAGCAATGCGCCCGCTAGTGATAGACTTTGACTCTTCTTTAGAAACTGTTGCATCCAAGCCGTTATCTGTAAATTCAAATGTAGTCCGAGCAAACGGTGTCGGTGTTACACCTACCGTTGTTTCTCTTGCAATTTGCGTTATCTGACGCGCACCACTCGACATGGCTTATTACTCCTAACTAGGCATAAAAAAAGCCACCCGAAGGTGGCCGTTAAATTTTTGGCGTAAAAAAACCGCCTTTTGGGCGGTGTGATTTAATTTAAGTAACTATCTTTCATATCAATTGACTGTAAATCCAATGGTCACATTCTGCTGCACAAAATCTCCATCTTTACCTGCATCTATTGTTTGACCCTGAAAACATTCTAAATGCTCGAATCTGAAATATTCAAAATGGGAAAGCAATTCAACACTTAATACAGTTATTTCCTCGTCTCCAGTATTCGGTCTTGCAAAGCATTGGATCAGGATATTTCCTGTGCGGCGAGTGCAAGGCTTATCAGCTAATCCAGCAATGAAACTTGGCCCCCATTTAATTGTCAAACTACACCATAAACCTTTAGTTGGTACCGTAAAGCCTGGAGCATTTGGATATTTAATTCTGTCTTGAGAAATTCCTGTGAAGCTCATCATACGGTCGACTATTGCTTGCCTAGCTTCCTCTAAAGTCATTGCCATTTAGCCACCATACTTTTGAGTAATGTAAGTAAACGTTGTGCTGTAGATACCCAACGGAGCTTGATCAGACCAACCATTCTCTAAGCGCTCAGCATAGGGCTGGTTGTTTTGAATATAGATCAAACTACCAAGTTTAAATTTCACAGCTTGAATCGCAGCATCTTGCAATGCATTAGTAGAAGGCTCTCGCACACCGTAATCACCAGATCCAATAGAAACAATATGTGAAGCTCGATAAGCTCCAGTATCAACAGGACTTGAAACAACGAGTGATTGCACTGTATCCATAGTGATTTTCTTTACATGCTCATCTGCCTGTTTCTCAACTTCAAAACTAAAGCTGCTCGGCCTTGCTCCCTTCCACCCCATGTTTTTTAACCTCACTTGCTTCGAACATTTCAAAAAGGTCTTGAGCGATCGCTTGTATCGAATACGCTTCAAACTCAACACTCGGCTCGCGCTCACCCATTCGCCGTTTTACTATTTGCCAGATATGAACAGCCTCATGTAAAAGCAATCCATAAACTTGTATTTGGTCCTTATCCGCTGTATCACCAATTTGGACAATTGCATAAGCGCCGTCTGAATAAGAACTAACCTGAGCATCTGCCCCCATATCTAAAAATTGATCAGCTTTGCCCATATCTTCAAATAACAAATCCATGTGAAGCTGATTTCTAGCAAGTGCATATTTGACATGTTGAAACGGTGAAATGTACCACTCAGGAACATAATCTGTACTTATCATCTAGACTCCTAAATTGCGCCCATTAAAAAACCCACCGAAGTGGGTTTTTAATCAATCTTTCCAATCTCTCACCATATACCAGTATTCATTATGAAATTTATCTTGTCTTAGTTCATATATGGCACAAAGATCCACCTGTCCCTTAAAAAAACTTACTGTAGCCTTATATATATTATTTTCACGATAAAAATTTATATGATAGGTGAAACCACTTTCAAAAAGTGAAGAATAAGTAGATTGAACTTTCTTATCTAATATTTCTTTAATATTAGAATTTAAATTAGTTATGACCATAAGAAAAATACCAGAAAATAGTTATGAGCTACATCTAACATGTTCTCCTTTTAGGTCAAGCTAAACCTTCCTCAACTGACATTTCCAGATTGTACTGGCTGGATCCTGTTGAATATAAATTACTCGGAATGAGCCTAAGGCTGTTAGCCATTCATCATCAATTTTTGGGGCCATAGACACTTCATTTTGCAGCACGGTAGCCTTCTTATCTGTGGCCAGTACTCCAAAAGTCTGAACTTCATATTGACTGTATGAACCGAACAGAACACCACGCCCTTCATAATGTTCAACAATGTCTTCTGAAGTATTTGTTTTAGGGTTCCAATTGGTACTAACTACGCGGTCACAAGTAAAAGAATGAACGGCGTCAGCGAGGTCTTCATTAAATTCTTCAGCAATATCTGCCTGAATCTCGTCACGTAAGCCCATATCATGCCCTGTAAAGAGGTATGCCAAAGCCATTAAAACTTGCGTTTGGATCTTTCAAATCAAGTGAATCAATAAAATCAATTGCTATCTGTTCAAAGCTAGAAATTGCTTCAGATCCATCTTGGTATTCTTTTTCTGACTCAACAGAATCAGCTTTAACTTTCTTACGCTTCAACTGCTGGTCTTTGCCGTTATAAATTACTTTGGCCAGAATTCCCTTGATAATTTCACAAGCTGCGTCCTTAAGAAGTGGATCAATAGGATCTGGTACAAAACCAATCCGTTTTTTCATCCAGACATTAGCCAGCTTTACCAGACGAGCTTTATCACTGTCTGGTGCAAAATCGCTGCCCAAAATTGAATTTGCGTCATCTACAGTAATAAAGCTCATTGCATTATTCCTTCGGGATTAATTTAAGGAGTTCTGCTTTTGTTGCAGACGGCTTGTAACCAATATTTTTACTAGCCAAATAATCTTTTAATTGATCATTTGACCAATTTTCAAAATCATTAGCTGCCGTTTCTGTTACTGGATTTACTGAAGCATTTCCAGCTTCCAATTTAGTAATACGCGCTTGCATTGCTGGAACGCTGTTTTTAAATGCATCAAATTCAGCTTGGATGCTTTGCACTTGTTCTTCAGCTGCTTTGGTAGCATTGTCTGCCTGTACCACAGCATCTTTTAAACGTGAATTTTCAGAAAGTAATTCCGAACTATTACCATTGGCCTGTTCTAAGATTTCAATTTTCTGTTTAAGTTGAGTGTTTTCTTCAACAACTTTTTGCAGCTCAGGGGTAGTTCCAATCACGGCATTTACTGTGGCCAAAGTTGTTTTTTGAGGTTCTTCCAATTTACGAACTTCTACTGGAATATCCAAAGCTTCGTAATCATTTTGGATTTTCGGGTAATCACCGTAAATAATTACTTCTTCAGCACTTCGATTCGGATGTTCGTAATAATCAGGATTGGCAATAGTTCCAACCTCTAACGCAGCTGCAGCAGCAATACGTGTATAAATTAGCTTCATAGTGCTTTTCTCTTAATAATAAAAAAGAGGACTTATTAGCCCCCTTACGGTTTCAATTTTCAGGTATTAACCAGTAGTTGTTGTGCCAGATAGATCAAGCAATGTGCCTGCTGTCATTTTGTTGCTGGTAGCATGTTTCAGCCAGTTAGCACTTGAACCCAATAAAGTAAGATCAGGATTAATACCTTTGGTTGTATCCCAGCTATAACCAAGAATATCTAGATTGAATGTACCTTCAGCACGCATACCAATACCCAAGTTTTCTTCATCATTAATGTCATATGCTCGGAAACCAGGTACTTGTGATTCTGTAACAGTAACTGCGCCCATTTGCAAACCAAATGCATCATCATCACCTACCGCATCAGTAACTAATACCGGCTTACCTAAGGTACCCGGTAAACCACCATAGATAACGATTTCAGATTCGCCATAAATTTGCTTAGTGATTGCATCATCGACAATATCGAAATAAGTCTCTGAGTTCATTACCCATAAACTAATACGTCCAAACTTATCGCCAAACTTACGCATACCACGTGTTAATGCTTTACGACCATCTACAGCAATACTGCCTTTAGCAATCATATCCGGGTTGCTAGAAATAGCTGCTTTTAATGAAGCTAAACTGTACTGTAAACGACCAGCAACTAATGCATCTGCTAAATCATAACCAAGAATCATGGCAAACTCTTCTGGTGTACGTGCACGGCGTTTGAATGCCTCTTCAGTAGAAGCATAAGGACCATATTTATATGGGACTTTTACGCCTACAGATTCACCAGAACCAATTTTCTCTGGAACTACTTTGGCGGTTGAATTCACATCACGATGTTTGATGCTACCGCCCACTTTGTAGAATGCTTCTTTGTTGAAATCACCTTCAATGATCTCATTACGATAAACAATTGCACCATTAGAGGCTTGGTTAAATACATTCAAATTGTCTTGCAAACGCTCTAAATAAGCAGTTTGTGCCAATTGGTTGTAGATGATCATGTCTGAGTTAACTGTTGTAGTCATAACGACTTATCTCCAAATTTTTAATGATTAGTTCGGCAGTTTTAGGAAGGCATCATTGCCATGTTCTTTGATGTAGTCAGCTTTCTGAGAAACAGACATTTCACTGCGTTTCATTCCTGCAGGTGCTCCACCTTTGCCCCCACCTTGAAAACCGCCACCAGTTCCTTTACCACCTTTAAGAATTAAGTCTTTATGCTGGTATCCACCAACCAATGACTCTAAAGCTTCATCAACATTTGCAAGTTCACCCGGGCGGACACGTGAATAAATCTTTTCGCCGTTAGGATCATATGCAACCACCTTGCCTTCTTCGATTTTGAAGTGATGGCCAAAGGTTGCCTGAACCATGTCCACAGGAACTGCAATGTTGTCTTGAATGTACTTAGAACGAGCAAAACCACCGCCGATAAGTTCTTTATGTAAAGAGGCCTCTAGAGCATCACGTTGCTCAACAATCGGAGCATATTTTTCTTCAACTGCTTTGATAGCTTCAGCTTTCACTTTTTCAACTTCACCAGCATCCACTAGCTTTTTATCGTCGAGATTTTGGATTGTTTGTAATGCCTTTTTAGCTGCCGCTGGGTCTTCGATTCCGTCAAAAGCTTTTAATGCTTTTTCGGCTGCTTCTTTGGCTTCACGATATGTTTTTGCTTCATTGTTTAAACGTGCAATAGTTGCTACAGAGTGAGCGGCATCATGTGGCATCTCTTTACCATCATCATGAACATAGATAGGTTTATCACCCTCTACTTCCGCATAAACTTTACCGTCGATCGTTACTGTTTTAAGTTTCATTGGTCATCCAACCTATATTTTCAAAATGGGCATCCACCCGGATTCGCCGTCTGCATCCACTTTCGGCAGGTATAAAAAAAGCGCCCCTTAGGACGCTTTACTTCGATTGAAAACTTAGAAATTAGTTGCAAATAAACGGTAGCCTTCTAGCTCCCAAAGTTTATTTTCGGCAGACTTTTCTGCATTTCCACGAGCCATACGCTCACCAATTTCAGCATCAAAGTTTTCAGTATTCACACATGCACTAAAACCCGTTGCTAGAAAAAACTTTCCATCTAAAAATGCATGGACAAAAGTAGATGTTGTGCCTCCGGGGCGTTGCTCAACCGTATATGTAACACGCTCCATCAATGATTCAATTTGCGCTTTAGTTACTCGGGGAGCCACTGACTTTTCAGCTAACTCTTGCTCTGTTACTTCTTTGATCATTTTCTTCTCACAAAAAAAAGCACCCGAAGGTGCTATTGAATTAATAAATTGGGTTAATTAGAAATTGAGGTTTTGACTGTCACACCTGTTAGAAAGTATTTTTCAGAACCACCCAAACATGAAGCACTTGAAAAATTTGCATAGACATCTTGTACATTTATGCCTGTATCTTTTTCAAATTTACTGATCAATTCAGCAAGCTGGTATGTCAGGGTTCTTTCTAACTCTTCTTTTCTCTTTACATATTGAGCGACTGATATTTCAGACATTTTTATCACCTTTCGCTACATTTACTTTGTTGAAAGTACTCTTGGCTCATCACCAACTAAACGGATTCCATTCTCACCATAAGCTTCAAATGTTACGCTAATCGTCGTTGGTCCATCTTGAGCATCACTATTCATATGAACCGCTTTTTGCCCTGCCAGTGGCATTCCGGTTTCTTCATCACACACAACTAAAAAGCCTTTCAAGGTTGGGTGACGCATAAGTACTAAATGTCGTGATTCACTCATAATCCCAGCTCCATAAAGGTTTGCTCATCCAACTTACGAAGTTGGTCTAATGTGTACAATCGTCCTTCAGGATCGAAGAACTTATCAAAGTCAAACTTCCCCTCTTTATAGAGCTTGTAACGCTTCAGCCCTAGCCACTCTTTTTGGAAGAAGTTATCTGTCTTCTTGAAGAACTCTTTGAATGTGGTGTTTGCATCCAATTGCCCTATTAATTGGCTGCGCTCATCTTTCGGGATGTCTTTAACTCGGCGTTCGTCCATGACAAATGGCCGTTCGCCAACAAGTTGACCGTCCTTCTCGACTGGAACCAAAATACTGCGACAATTTGGATGTAACGGCGGTACACGCTTTGCAGGATCATTAATCTCCCACACTGAACCATCTAATGAAGCGCAAAGCTTAGAAGTTCGACCATCTAAAACGCTAACAAATCGAACATATTCAAAACCAATCTGATTAAAGCTATTTAGATAAGCTTGGTTGGCCACATGACTTCGCACCGTTCTTACCGTTCGCTCAATATCAGTTTTGGTACCATTTAAGATCCCATCTTCATAGTTAAGCCGTTTGGTACCCCGAATGCGCTGAATAATTTCTTGGTTAGTTTTGCCTGAATTAATACCATCTCGAATTGCATACTCAACCTTTTGACGGGCAGTTTCAGCAATTCTTGAAAGCAGATCATCGACAAGAGCGCCACCTGCCAAAGGAACTTTTTTAGCGGATAAAAATAGTTTTCCCCCATCAGGCTTATTAATCTTTGCTCCATAGAGCTTAGCTACGTAATTGGCCTCATAAACAGCCAGTGCCGTAGCTGAAACGGCAAAAGCTTCAGGTAATGCTAAATTAACACTAGCAAACCACTGGGCAATCAAATCTTTAATTTCCCTGAGATTTGAAGTTGTATATTTACCACCTGCTAAAGCAACTTCCTCCGACTCATTAAGCTCATCCAATAAATCCCGAAGCTTAGATAGCATCTTGCTCGTATCATCATTGAATAAAGCCAATAGCTCATTTACCGTTTTTGATGAAGCACGATAAAGGTAGGCCTGGTGCTGAGTGAGTGCTTCAAATAGTTTTTTGATATCTGTTGCCATCTCACTCTACCTTTGATTTAAAGTTCCATCTTGCTCTGCTTCGACATTCTGTAGCTCGTCTTCATATTTTTGTTTAGGGAACATACCTGTTTGGTTGTATTCCCACCACGATTTAAATGAAGATCGGCCTTGTAGAGCTGCTTCAAATAACTGTCTAGCTAACTCAGCTAAATAACCTTGCTTGTTAAATTCCTGACTAATTTCGAACATCAGTTCATCTTTAGTCAGAACATCAACATTGGGTACTACAAATTTAGCAGCCCAACGTAAAGCCATAGAAAAAGCTTCATTCATATTCACAACACAAAGTGAAAGAACGGAATGCTGCACGGCATCATCACTGTTAGATTCAGTAGCAGTCTTTTTAGCTGCGGAACCTTTTTCAATAAGTCGAGCACCCATTTCTTTCATCTGTTCCCATTTATCCTTCATAGCTTCCCGTGCTAATGTGTTTGGATCTGCTTGTACAATCCCCAAATCACCGTTTTCAGGTAAAGGTAATAGAACTTTCGCACCGATATAAATGCCACGCTTTTTAGCCTCGTCATACCAAGCCCAATTAACTCCCTTAGCATAAAACTGTGGTTGGCCCATATGAAAAACGGACTCTTGAAAGTCCGCACTATCTCTATAATGAGCTAAATTAAGATTAGCCAATGGGAGCAATGGAGGCTTTTTAATCTCTTCAGAGTTATCAATAGCCCCCACAAAAGTGAATGGAATATAAGACCAGAAATCCCCGTTATTATCAGTGGGATACTTCTTATCTTCGCCCTTCCATGTACCCTTGTCGCCTTTTGTGTAAACTTGAACTGTATAGATGAAGTTTCCTTCATTATCAGGCTCTAAACGAAGTACTCTGTATTGCTCTACCTCAGATTTGCTAAAGCCATCAGCGCCTCGTTCTGAAGTAAATTCACGGATGACCACCAAGCAAAGCTTTTTCTGGTTATCAATCATCATTGAATCCCAATTGATCACATCAATGGCATTCAATAAGTGAATCATCGGGTAGGCTTTTTGCTGTTTAAACTCCGCAAGATTTCGAGCCGGTGTAACTGCAGGATAGTCAACATATAAAGCACAACGATAATGCTTTAATAAATGTCGGATCCCGTTCTGTGCCAATTGATAAGCACTTAATCCCGCGCCGTTAGCATTGCGTTCTAAGTGAGCTAGTTCTGGAGGAAATTTAAAACTTGGATCGGTTGCAAAAGCTGCACCAACTAAACTATTAGATGTAGTCCCCGTTACTTCATAAAAGACTGCCCGAGTACGATAAGCCTCATAAGCACTTTTATTTGCAGGTGATTGATCATGAGCATTGGGTTTCGGAAGATACTTTTCTCCTTTAGCCTTTACAGCATCCTCGCCTTCACACACATCATCTAGCTTCTGCCAATATGGCAAGTTTTTAACATATTCAGGATGTTTAAAAGTTACGTCACTCATCGAGCAAATCCCATATCAGCAAAGAAGGCCTCAAAACCTCCATTCAATTCATTAAATGCATCTGAACCAGCATCAACTTGGTCGTCATGCGTTCCATTTGGAAAATTGCGAAGCTCTTCAATAAAGTCTTTATTCCAATCACCTCTAAGCATTCTCACGTTACCCACGTTAACTTGCGCCGCAAAAGGTTGTGCACGTGTGAGTTTGTCTCCCGAAACTGGTTTGGCTTTGACGTCATATCCTGCAAGAAGTTTTAGGAATGCACTTGCTTGTGATTTACCAGCTTGACCAGGATCTTGAGGAATCCTTACCGTTACGCCCATCCCATCTAACTCTGTGACTTGTTTTAAGCGCTTATTGACGTTGTCTGGACCAAGTTGCCCTTTGGTTACATCAACGATATAGGTAAAGCCATCTGCGCCAAGAGCTTCTCTAACACCTGCTGTAAAGTCGCCTTCATTCTCAGTAGCACCGAAGTCCCATGCCCTTACTTGCTTCACTACATCAGCAGGTAAAGCATCCACAATTTCAATATTGTCAGGCTTAAAAAAACCGCCTGCTGGCGGTGATGGCATTTGACGATATTGCCCGGCAAAAACATACGGCGCAGCTTGCTCCATTTGCTTCAACTTTTGAATATTGTGCTTTGCTGGCCACAATGCAGATCCGTCTTCTTGAATAGCCGAAAGACATAGATGCTCCCAAACCTCACCGTTACCACCAGCTACAGGAACGCCGTCTTTTCTATCACCTAGCAGCCATCCTGCCAAATCATCTTCATGAAGACGCTGCATAATGACAATAATTGGTGTTTCCGGTGAGTTAGTACGAGACTCGAGAGTATTTTGGAACCAGTCAATTACACCTTCACGGATAGTTTTTGATTTGGCTTCATCGGCCTTATGCGGGTCATCAATGATGATGCAACCACCAAAGCCTTCACGCATTTTGCCTGCACCAAAACCTGTAATGGTACCGCCAGTACCAGTCGCATAGCAGACTCCGCCTGCATCTGTGCGCCAGAAATCCTTAGCTTTACTATCCTCACGTAACTTAAGATCAGGAAAGACCTTTTTATAAGCCTTTTCTTGAACCATATTACGAGTCTGAAATGCATTATTTGCGGCAAGCATAGCCGAGTAACTGATATGAATAAACTCACAGTCAGGTTTCTTTCCAAAACACCAAGCCATAAAATTAATTACAGCAATTTCAGTTTTAGAATATCGTGGTGGAACGTTAATAATTAACCGCTTTATCTCTCCGCGATAAACTTTCATCAAAGCTTCACAGATTTCTAAGTGGTGCCAGTTCTGCATCCATTTATAACCACGGCGCTCCTTAAACATGTACCTTGTGAAGAAATATAAATCTTCTTGCGCCTCGATCCGGATGGCTTTATCCCGAGCCGCATCAGTACTCATCTAAGACTTCCCTCCGCGCTTTTAAGTAATCTTCCATTGGAACTGGAATTTCTGAATTAACTGTTTGGACTGGTCCGCCGTCTTTGCCTGTAATTTCTTGGCGATTAGTAAATTGACCACCAATGTCTTTAGCGGCTTGCTCAAGAATTTTTAAGGCTGTTTTGACGTTTCTAGTCCTCTCAAGTTGTCTTTGGTATTGCTTCAATCGGTAGTACTTATTAGCAATAGGAATATCAATTAAGCCTTTATCAAACTCATCTCTGGTTTTTTCAAATAGTTCGACATACTTTTTGCTTAAGTTCTTACCAGCAACCTTTGTAGGGTCATAAGTTGCAACTTGAACACGATCTATATCAACGCCAAACTCTTGTTTTACGAGTTCAGCCACTTCTTGAGGTGTATCACGACAAGCAAGAGACTGAACTATAAAGATTTTCACAGGCTCTTTTAGTGTCGCCATAACTTCCTCATCGTATAACTACGTATAACAAAATGGGCAAAAAAAAGAGCCATTTGGCTCAATTGATTACACAGTTTCCGCAGCATTTTGAAATATCAAGATTTGAAACAAACGGCGGATTTTTTGCGACTTCAATAAGTCGCTTAACATTTTTGCTTGGTCCATAACGTTTAACTACGCCAATAAACTCTTCAACGTCATGACCTGCAAGATAGTGCTTAGGAAGACCAGAACTATCGCTATAAACAATTTCTCCGTCCTCGTCTCTCATCACTCCAATGTGGTAAAGCTCATGTTCAAGTAAGTAACAGAACTCTGTATCGTTTGCACGCTCACAGAAAGAAGCGTCGACAGTTATTAAGTATGTTGGCACAAAGCCGAACCAGTCTCGCATCTGTTGCTCTTGTCTAGCTTTACGCCAGCCACCGACGTTAAACATTACTTTTTCACACTGCCCCAGTACCATCGCCTGCTTGCTTTTATATGCAGAAGAGGCCCAAGCAAATGCCAAGAACTCTTCATTATCATGAAGTAACTCAGCAATATGATCATGATCTGGATTATAAAGAGGCCCACCAATCGTTAAGTAATTAGCCACAACCCATTTCTTTAGGTCTGGTGCCGGTATTAAACGGATTGCTTCCTCTTCTTCAGCTTGGTCAATAAAATCAGTTGGTGGGAATGGTCTGATCTGATCCATTAAATATTTGCCTCTTTAAATTTTTAAGCCATTGGCTTGCGAAATGAGCTTGGATCTGTAATGGACCAGATTCATTAATCTTAAATCTTGGTGCTGCCTCTAACCGAACAACGGTATATCCCATTGATTCAGCAACATCGTAACGGTCCATACTCCACGCCTTTGTTGCCAGCTTGCCCTTTCGTCCACCTGACCAGGGACCGCCAGCAATTTCAACTAAAATACGATGTTCAATTAAATGAAAATCAAAACGCCAATGCTTTGTAGATTTAAACTGGAATTTCTTTTCGTATTTAATTTCCAGATTGTCTAAAGCTTCAGTAAATTCTTCCTCTGCCTCTAAGTACTTTTGAGTAGCTTTAGGTAGCGGTCTGGATTTAGGCTTGGTTTTAGGTTCTTTTTTCCGAGTAAGCCAAAAGTATTCTGTAGAATCCATTATTCTCACCCATAAAAAAACCGCCCTAAGGCGGTGGCTAAACTCACAGGCAATATAGTATTACTTCTTAAAAGTTGCCTTATAAAGCTTTGAATTAAAGTAATCCGTAATTTCTTTACCTTCGTTTTGAATTTTTTCCTCATTTAAGGGTAAAAAATCTAATTCAGATTTGAAGCTCATATACTCTGGAATAAATTTCTTTATAGGCGGAGGTGGTTTAGGTCCACCTTCTGTAATTTTTTCGATAAATCCAGCTAACCATAAAATATACTCACCTTCTGAATTATGAGGAGGAATCAAACTCACATCTATTTTTACTTTACATTCATCTAATTGTTTACTAAACAATTCAACAAAATCAATAAAATTATATTTTAATTTAAATTCTGTTCCCTCAATTTCTCTGCGTATACATGTCATAAGTAAGTTCATATTTTCAATACAGTCATGTGAAAACAATTCCTCATCTTTAATTTTGTTATAAATATTTTCCGCAAACATGAGATACTGTGTCATTTCAGCAGCTCCTCATTTTTATAAAGTATTTTTCTTAAGGTAGTCCTATTATAACAATGTTGCAACAAGAAATTTTCCATTTTTAGTTTAAGAAAATTTTAAAAATTATAAAAACGATTATATTCAATAAATTAGTACAAATAAAAGCTATGGAAGTTTGATCTTTCTATTGAGCTTTAAAATGGATTATTGTGTTTAAATCATCAATTTAAAAAGCTTGCCTAGTAAGCAAGCTCCCCCTTTTTTTGATATTTGCGCTGATCAATAAGGTTTAGTGTTACTTAAAGCAACACACTGATAATACTGAAATATTTAAAAATAAAAAAGCCCACTCCCTATTTTTATTCAGAAATGGGCTTAGCGAAAAAAAACGCTTAGACCTGAAATAGGAAATATCTATTCGGAAATATCTCCAACTTCATATTGGCATAATATTTAAGCACTAGCAATAGGGATTGAATTAAAAATATTAAATATTCATATTTAAATAGATAAAGATTTCTTTTTAAATAGTTTTATTTTTAGCCTACATAATTTTTTTACTTATCAAGAGTTATAAAGAATATGTGCCCATCAATAGGTAATACTTAATAAGGTCTTATGTGTAGTAACCATTAGGCTCTAGAGACTAAGAACTCAAACTGACTAAAAATAAAAAATAATTAATTTTCAATATTAATGATCATATACTGCAAAGTTATGTATATTCCAACTTCTCCATTGTTGAGTGCCTCATATAAGTCTTCATCAACGAAATCTCCAGATTCATCATATAGCCATTTATGAATTTGAATAATTTGTATATTCCCTTTTTTGTCTATTCTTGCTATTGGGTCTATTACGGACCGAACTATCACCTTCTTCTTCGTCTTAACATCGAGCAATGTGATAATTGTCATTTTAAAATCCTTATAAATATCCTGTATAACAACTACTCTCAATCAATAAAGATTTTTATATTTAAATTACTTAAATAGCAATCTTTTCAAACTAAAAAATAAATAAAAAACACTTTAATAGTGTGTGCCTATTAGAAAAGATACCTTAAATATTCTACTAGCAATAAAAAACCGCTTTAAGGGCGGTTCATCTAAAATTCACAGGTACTTAATGAAGATTTTTTTTCTGTCTTTGCATCTTTCTGGGCTCACAAATTTTTCCAATAAAGTTAGTTAACCACAAAATACTTTCTTCACGATCTTCAAAATGAGGTATAAGGCTTAAATCTACTTTTATTTTGCGATCAGCTAAAGGCAAACTTAAACAATGTTCAAAGTCTATTGAGCTGTACTTCAATTTGAGTCTTTTTTCTGCAGCTTGATTCTTTATCTCAGCCATAATGCGATTTAGATTAACAATCAAATTATTTGAAATTTTATTATTTTCATATACCCGTTCGTAAACTGTCTCAGCTACATCAATGTAATTTATTAGCTCTACATTCTCATTCATAGCATTTGTACTCCGTTTTTCTAATTATTCTCCTAAAATCATGTTTATTTGAGTTACCTAATGCATCATCTAAGTAAATATTGTTTAAATTCGATTAATTTAATTTTAAATAAATTATTGAATTAATAATATAATTATTGGATTTTATAATATTTTTATACATCTTTATCCTTAGCAAATTCAATTAAAATTTAATAAAAAGCCCCGCCAATAATCGATATTTAGCGGGGCCATTTGCGCCGTAATACGTCCGGCAAACGATAAAACTAGTTTTTAGGTGATCTAATGATATTTAGAACTTTCTCAGACATATCATGTAAGTCAGATCCAATTGGCAGCCAAAAATGATAGTTAATGTTGTCACGGTTAAAAACTTGCTTGTAGTACTCAGTTTTGAATGATGGATCAATATCAGAAGCTTTTAGTAATCTGCCTTCTTTCTCTATCTTTTGCCCATCTAGTTCACCACCAACACAGATATTCATTTTAAGTACCAAATTCTAATTAGACTGGACTATAGCATAAATATAAACATGCTTAAGTGGGCATTCTTAAACGCTTAACATTTAGACAAGCATTCAATTTAGATGATTTATAATGTAACGACCATGTATTTAGGATGAAGACAGCTAATGTGTGGTGTAAATCTAACCATTAAATCAAAGGAACATTACTTAATGCAAAGAAAAGGGGCGCTTTTAACGATTGTACTGGTGGCGCTTGGTGCCCACCACCAGTACAACACAATATCAACTCTACAATTAATTAATATGGAGGTGACACAAACAAATAACTATCATTTCTAATAGAATTTCAGGTGGCGATGTTTGGCGACGAGCCACCTGATTTAATTTTAAATCATAATTGAAATCTAGCAAGTATAAAAACAAAAAGCCCATCAAACGATGAGCTTTAGATCAGTGAATTACTTATACTTCGTCCACTATATCAAAAATATGCCATAAAGCGTCTAGACAGTCAACAAGTCTAAATTATGCTTTTCTACTAATTGAGAAGCTTTTAAACGTTCAACGATTTTAATCATTAGATCATTGGCAGTTATAACGTCGATTCCTTCAAATGCTTTTAGTGTTAATTGCAATTTATTATTAATTACATTTGTAATTATTGATATTTTACCAAAATAATCAGGGTAGTATTTCAAAGTTTCATTAACTTTCTCCCGACTAACGCCTTCATATAGTTTTACAGTGTATGTTTTCATTTGAACCTCCATTTTGTGTTAATCTTTTATCATGACCTAATAAATAAAATCTAGCGCAACTCACCATAATTGCGACCTGAGCTTTAGATTGGTTTGTTTCTTGAGCAACCTTCAACAATCCTTTATTTTCAACCTTATTTTTAATTAAACAAATTAATGCAAACTTAGTTGTAAAATCTGTTTTATCAGAATTTAATAGACTTCGTAAAAGTGCTTGAATTTGATCCGCCTCATAATCACTGATCTCACATCGAATATAAGATTTACTTTTTTGTACTTCTTTGCCAGCTTCACGCATCAACCAGTAAATTTGATTGATATGAAGCCCATCTGGCAAATCACCCCCTTTCATTCTAACTGTTTCACACCATGCGCCAAACTGCTCTAACCAACCGTCAATAGTATATTTAGACCAATCCATTTGTTGTGTTTTTAAAACTGCACTCATTTTTCACCTACCAATTGCTCAATTTGTTTAATCGCCACGCCTGCTTTCACTTGCTCTGTGCTGAACCGTAAAACTGTAAAACCCATCATTGCTGCGGAGTTGTATTTCTCCATATCCCCTATATAGCCTTTGCCCCTTGTATGACGGCCTCCACTCCAGATCCCGCCTTCCACCTCAATCAAAATCTTTGTACCCGTTATTAAAAAATCTGCTCTCCATTTACGTTCAGGATGGAATTTATATTCCTTTTCAAAACTGATCTTGCATGCTTTTAAATGTGTTGCTAATACCGTCTCGCCTTCACTCGGCTGTCTTGTACCTTGCTTTGCTGAACGCCGCTTTTTATTTTTCTTTATCGGAAATAACTTGCGGTATTCAGCAATGCTGACTGACGACATCAAGCACCACCCTTCAGCAAATGGTCCAACTCCCTAGCAAAATGGCTATACATCTGAGACTTTTCAAAATCTCTTATACGACTTAATTCATGTGCCTCAACTCTGTACCTCTGAGCCATTTCACTTATTGATTTTTTAAGCTCATCCAGATTCGCTTGTTGTTCTTTTTGAATCTCCCAAGCCCACTTTCCAGATTTACCCTCAAACTCACTCATGACTGGCTCCTTTATAATTCTCAAAGAAGAACGTCACAGGTTTTGTCTTAATTTCAATCAAACCGAAACGAAGTAAATGACGAGCATGTGTGCTATCACGTAATAACTGCACATCACGGTAATGTGTAAGCAACTTTCGCCACCCTTCCAGCGGCATAGACGATTTGTTTGTATTGCAAGGAACACATGCAGGGTTCATGTTTTCTAAAGTATCGTTTTGCGGTCTAGTCATTTCGCCTGAAATCAACTTGCCACCACCAACATGAATTAAATCTCGCTTCACTGCTTCGATATGGTCTGCATGCCACTTATCGCCAAGCAAATCACCACAGTAAGCGCAATGTCCACCAAACTTTTGTTTTAGCTCAGCACGTTGCTGTTTAGTTAGTTTCATTGGTGAATTCCTTTCTTAATGTTCTTTACGCGCCAACCGCCACAAAACCACTGCACCGCTAATAGCTGATGTAAAAAATGAAATGAGTAAACCCCACGCTAAAATCTCGAATTTATTCATATATTCGCCCCATCAATTAGCTGAAGAATATTTCTAGGAATTGGCATACCTTCACGATGGCACATCTCTGCGTATTCGTGCGGATTGTCAAAAGGATCTGGACCTAGCTCTTGTTTGAGTTCTGGCTCTTTTTCCTTAGCCTTAAGCTTTTGTACTGGTGCAGGTTTACGACCATTGATTTTTAAACGTTCCATCAATGATTTGAGATGCTTTTGTGCTTCGTCATTTGAAACTGGTATATGCACTTTTTGCTCATTTTTCTGAGCTAATAAAATTGGTTCTTGGTACCAAGCTTGAACTTTTCCTTTTAACTGAGCTTCCGCTTTGTACTCGTCATATACCTTGATAAATTCCATTTTGGCTTTGTACATTTCGCCGTCTTGAATAAGCGAATAAACTTGATCAAGTACAAATTTGGCTAATGTAGTAATTTCTTGGTTTTGCTCACGCCCATCAGGCAATCTCACTTTCTTGTGCTGAGTGATTTGGGTGTATTCACAAGCCTTAACCCAAGCCTTCTCAGCGCTCCACCAATCATCACCCATGCACATAGCACGGAATTCAGCGAAGTTAGGCATGTATGTATTTGTACTTGCGTAAAATAGCGCTAAGCCTCTTTGAAGTTGGTTAGGTGTAACCCCAACCAATGCTTTAGCAAGCTGCTGTTCAACGATTTGCATTGGAACGGCATTTTTCCCCTCTACTGGAAAATTCTTATTGAACTGAACAGCGTATTTAGTTCTGTAAGCCGCAATTAGTTCTTTTAAAAAACTTTCAAATGGTGCTAATTCATTCATGATTAATAGCCTCCGATATATTGCTGGTCAGGGGTAACATCAATCACGTTTGAACGGTTGCTCTCAGCGTACATCTGAGTGAAATAACCCGGTTCTTCAGGAACGTTATGAGATTGTGGGTTTTCCTGAATTTGATTTTGGCGAGGTTCAAATACACCCTGATAATTTCCGATAATTGAGTTTTCCAGTGATTGGTTAGCCAAAGGTCCAAACGAGATAAGTTTTTTAAGGATTAGCTTTACTGCGTTTTCAGAAAGTGGTTTTTTGATGCTGATACGCATATCAACAAAATTGTTCCACAGCTCTGGATCTACACATGCTGGCAGTTCAACTGAACGTGGATTAAATTCATTTGGTTTTTCTGTTTTAGGTTTTTCAGAAACAGACTCTCTTTTTTTATTTATTTTTTTATTACTTTGAGAGTTGTTTTTGATAGTGATACTTTGTGTGTTAAAAATTTTTACTAGTAGCGGTAAAAAATTTTTACTAGTGTAGTTAAAATTTTTAACTAGCAGTGGTAAAGAATTTTTACTAGTCTGTCCATAAATTTCAGGTAGTAAAAATTTTTTACTAGGGAATTTAAGCACTAAACCAACGCTAGTATCGTTACCTAATTTGAATGTATTTCCATGAATTGTGCTTGGTTGTTCCACGACTAAACCGACCTTGATAAGCTCATTAAGGCACTTAACAACAGTCGGTCTACTCTTCCCTGTAATCTCTTCAAATTGAGATAAAGAGATGGAATCCATCTCCTTATTCCAACCGCGAGTTTTACGGCAAATAACCAAGTAAATTTTGCATGCAGCATCAGAGATTTTATTTAAAACCTCATCAACAAATGCATTAGGTACTTGAAATGAATTTGGTACAAAATTACTCATGTGATTTTGTCTCCAATTTGACAAGGCCACGCATTTCCAACTGACGAATAATTCTTGGAGGAATAAATTCGTTGTTGATTTTGTAGCGAATACGAGACTTTTCTTTCACCTGAATTAGTTTGTGCCCATCCTCCATGAGACGGCGAACTGCTATAGCCTGCCCCCCCATATGGGTTAATTCTTCAAGTTGATAAAATCTTTCCTGAGCCTCAATTGCGGCATTCATAACTGAAAGTGGCATAGCTGCTAATTCTTTAGCCGAATAGATCTTTACTGGTTGCTCCAGTGGAATTACCACCTCTAGCGGTGTGGTGGAAACGGAAATATCTTGTTTTCTTCTTACTGCATATCTCACTTTTCACCATCCTTTGGCTTAACATAGCCTCCAAAAGAATCAACCAAACACGCTTTGGTTAAGCTGGTTACAATCTGTTGTGCTAACCACTGCGTTATGCGAAATTGACGAGCCATAGCCTCTGAAAATTCAACCTTGGTTACCGCCGCATTATTTTCGTCATACCCCTTGTTGCGTAAATTTTGCTTTTTCACCTCAAATAGGTGGCCAAGTACTCGCAATGCAGGCTCATAGAAAGATTGGATTTCACTTTGCTGGCGAGAATCTTTGATTTGGTGTGTAAAGCTGTTCATGACACCTCCGCTAATGCTTGCTCAGCGCTTGTTAGCCGGCGTTTGGCGTTAAGTTCAGCAACTGTTGCGTGGCGAATCTGGCTTTTATGGATTGGTCCACAAGCACCAGAGGAGATAACCTTTACTCGGAACAAATCATTCGTGTACTTGTAGTCAATGATTTCAAGCAGGTAATCTTTGGAGCCTTGCGGTGTAAGCACAACCACATCGCCTACTAAAAAATCTTGCGAGTTGAGTTCGGTTGGCTGTTCTGATAAATTATTTTGCATATTCGATTCCTCTAGCAGAGATTGAATAACTGACCACTCCTGTTCGCGCAGGTAGTGGTTTTTTATTTGAATAAAATCCGCATGTATTCAGGTGAAGTGAATGCATGTGCTAAATAAACTCGCGTTGCTTCTGCAATTTCAGGTGAGCAATACACATCACTCTCTTGCACAACCTTCAAACCAATGGCTGTCAACAAAAAGCTAATAAACTCAATCTCGGTCCAACCATTTGATTTCTTTTCTGTTTTCATCCTTGAAAGGATGCTCGCATCGACATTTATCTTCTCTGCTACTTGTCTTTGATTGCTAGCGTTAAGTGCTTGCAATATGAGCGATTCGTTATTGCTAGCGCTTGCAGGCAATTCATTTAATACTTTGCTCATGGTTTAGTTCCTAAGCGGTTAATGATCCAAGGTTTTTGCTTTTTGTCGTCTGGGGACGAAGTTCAATCCAAATATCTTGATAGTTATCAGGGAAAAGCTCTTTTCGCGTTGTTAAACCAAGATCTTCAGCAATAACTGCTAGCCTGATTTTTCTATCAAGGGGGATAGCTTTCCATCCACTAACTGATGACGGAGCAATCCCCAGAAGTCTTGCTACCGCTGTGACACCACCTAGCTTGTCTATAAGTTGTGCGTCATTCATAACGTGCTCCTAATTTTTCTTTAATTATTAGGCATTCCTTATATTAAATCAATAGGAATACCTAATTTTATTTATGTTAGGATTTCCTAACATTGTGAGGATAGTTGTATGAATACTCTTGCTGAACGACTTAGGTATGCCATGGAAGTTTTGCCACCTAAAAAGATTAAAGGTGTTGAGCTTGCTCGTGCAGTAGGAGTTAAACCTCCTTCTGTGAGTGATTGGCTGTCTGGAAAATCCAAAACAATGGAAGGTGAAAATTTATTACGTGCCTCAAAATTTTTGAATGTTAATCCTTCATGGCTTGCATCTGGCACGGGAGAGATTCAATCAAGCACGAGAGATAAATTTAAACAACTGGATATCGAAGAGTTCAAAAAGAAATACAACATTAGTGATAGTGATGAAGCTCTTTTATTTTCAACAATTATCGAAAAACCGTTTATCCCATCATCTAAGCGTTGGGTTCCTGTTAAGGCTTACTCCAAGATGGGCATGGATGGCTATTTCACAGATATGGGTTATGAAGGCAATGCTGGAGATGGGTATGTTCCAACCCACTCAGCAGGACCAAGAGCCTATGGCATTAAAGGCACTGGCGACTCAATGTTTCCAGCAATTCGTAATGGCTGGTATGTTGTATGCGACCCTGATGCAGATCTTGTGCCGAATGAGTTTGTTCAGGTGTGCTTGAAGGATGGAAGATGCACAATTAAAGAATTTGTCGGCATCAATGGTGGGGTTTTAAGTTTGCTTTCTGTGAATGGTGGTGAGCGATTTTTCTTTGAAATGGACGATGTTGAAAGTATTACCGCTATTACAGATATCGTGCCGCCAAGTCAGCATAGACAAGAACATCCTTATTCGCATTAATCACAGGAAGACTTATGGACAATTCAAAACGACCAATCAACCAGATTATTGCTCGCATCAATGATGCTGCGAAACATGGTGAAGCTTTGGTGCTAACAGCCGAAGAAGTGAAGATCCTCTCAAAGGACATTGGTGATAAAGTCTTTATTCCAGTCCTTACAAATGAACAAGTAGTGCAGTTGGTAAAATAAGGAAAGCTTGGACAGAAAATTAAATAATAAAAAAAGACCGATGATAAGTCGGTCTTTCCATCCAAGGTTAGCAAGGTCTTGGATTTGACTAATGTTGGCAGCATTAGCCTTTGCGCCCACCAATATCACAAGATAATTGATAAATTGAGAATAACATATGTTTGGAGAAATTCATGTTGCTTGATAGAGTTTTGCAATTGGAGTTGATGGAAAAAATGGCTTCAACCTACCCTTTAGCTTATGATTTTTCACATGAAGTGTACCAACTTGAAGACGAATCTAGGAAGAAGGTATTTGCAAATTTATATTATCTACAATCCCATGAATTATTAGAGCCTAAAAGTATATTTCTTCAGCTTGGCTTTGGAGCAATACAAAACTCAACATTCACACTTGGGTATACTCGCTTAACCCAAAAGGGTGCAGATTTCATGGCTAATGATGGAGGTTTATCTGCAATATTTGGAGTGGTGACAATAAAATTCGAAGCAGACCAATTTAAAACTTTATTAGAATCAAAAATCATGGCAACCGATTTACCGCCTGCTGATAAGCGCAAATTGATTGATGGGCTTCGATCGCTTTCTGGCGAGAGTATAAAACACCTGACAACGAAAATTGTGGATTTGGGCTGGGATAATCTAGGGACACTAATTCGGATAATTCAAAGCAGCCTGGCTTAGCAATTTGCTTAAACTTTAGGAAACCAATTGGCTTAGTGTAATCACCAACTGGCACATAAAACTCATCACCATCAAATGGAAAATTTTCAAAGTAAATTTGAGTTGAGTTTTGGAAAAGTCTGTTTTCAATAATTACTATATTTTCTAATTTCATAAACTTACCTATCGTGACCCGACACGATCCTTTAAAAACATATCGGGAGGAGATTGTTATGTTTGAGTTGTCTGTAATTGATATTTCAGGAAACAAACCAAAATCACTATATGCAAGGGAATTTAAAGTTCATCCTCGCATTGGTGAATGGATTGATATAGAAATAGATGGTGAAAGCAATATGTTCGAGGTAGTTAAGGTTGCTCATTCAACAAATGGTGGTGATTCTGATTTATATGTAAAGTCTCTAGGACTAACTTATCAAGTAGTTGATGATCTCTGCTGTAAAAATGATTAGCAATGTTTAAAGAATCCTCATAAAGTATTTGTGGATCAGTAATTATAACTCCAATAAATTGATGCCCTGTAATTGAAGAGTTTTTATCAATTACCATCAACTTTCCACTTTTTGTAATTCCAATCATCTCAATAAACTCCATCCAACCCACCCCTATGGTGGGTTTTCTTTTGTCTATTAAAACACAAAAATTAGGTATTTCTAATTTTATTAGGAATACCTATTGACTTAATAATTAGGTTTACCTAATATTTATCTCACAGACAACAAAAAAGCACACCGCCCTCCCCAGGTCCGATGTGCTTTTGCAAACTGCGAGATCAATTATGAACGTAAAAGCTACCCCTTTCAACTCCTTTGCATTTGTCAGCATGGCTGCTCTTGCAATTTCTGGTGGTTCTTTAGTTGCTTGCCAATTGCAGCCAGCTTTCCAAACAAAAGACGCACCTACTCTTTTTACCCCTAAGACTCAACCAAGTAATTACGGTGTTTTAACCGCAAAAATCACAGGTAAACATTCTGGCGTTGCCGTAATTAAATTAGATAGCTTCCGTTTAAACGTTAGCTTTGATTTTGAAGCTCATCCAGACAGTTACGGCGTTCCGGGTTCTGAATTTACCGCTGTTGATATTACTCAGCTCACAGTAAATGAAATTACTGACATTAACGGTAAGTCATATAACGATTTCACCGAATTTGAAGACATCCGCAACATCAATGCCCTTCTAAAAGGTTTTATCGAACGTAACAAGTTGGTGGAGGCTTAAAGATGACTAATTTCAAAAAGCATCCTGACGGCTACAAGTCATTTTTAGGCCGTGATGATAAAGGGCTTTATTCCGTACGTATTAAGTGGGCTACCTATGCTGCAAACGCTAACGGCTCAGTACTTTACGAAATTAAAGATGGCGTTAAAAAGCCACTTAATGTTGAGCAATTTAAAGCTAAGGAACCAAAGATTTTCGCTTCTCTTATGCAAGAAATCGACTTTCAACGTAGAAAGCAGCTCGCAATAAAGCTACGTGAAACAAATATCCCTACTTATGACCGCAAAAACTATAAGCGTTCTCGCGGCTTCACTGGCTCAAGATAAGGATAAGAAAAATGACAACTGAAAACTCAAAAGACAACTTACATATCTGGAATGCAGTTAAGCAAACGCCTACCAATTTTCTTAAAAAAATTGAGTTTGGTTATTTAAAAGGTAAATCAGATATTAACCCTCAATGGCGATTAATGGCTATGACTCAGGCCTTTGGACCTGTTGGTCATGGCTGGACTTATAGACATGTGCGTTTGTGGTCTGAAACCGCGCCAGATGGAACCATTATGGCTTTTGCTGAAGTAGCAGTAAAAACCAAGATTGATGGTGTTTGGGGTGAGGAATTTTTCGGCAACGGCGGTTCAGCAATTGTTGAAGTTCAAAAAGGAAAATTAGTAGCGATTGATGAAGGTTATAAAAAGGCCGTTACTGATGCTCTAGGTGTAGCGTTTAAAGCTATTGGCGTGGCCGCTGATGTTTACCTCGGTAATTTTGATGGAAGTAAATATCTATTCAACTATGACTATGCCTATCTAGAGCAAAATGCCTCTAATCCAGCAGGTCAAAATACAAATCAGAATAATCAGACAACCGGTCAGGGTGGTAACCAGAAACCACCTCGTACTCAGGACCAACTTTATCAAGATGCCCTGAAAGCAATTAAAGATGCACCTGACACAAACATCTTAAATGCTGCGATTAAGAAGTTTAAAGGTACTACGTATGAGGCGGGTATCAATAGAGCATGCCAAGCACGTGCCGATCAGATGGGTTGGGCACCTAAAAACAATCCTCAGCAAGTTCAGCAACAACAGTCGTTACATCACTAAAAGGAGAGCTATTTATGTCTAACTTACTAACTGCAGCTGAAGCATTTGCAGCTCTTCAAAACGGTAAAACTGTTCTATGTCGTCCAGCCGGAGACATGTTGGACTTTGCCGATTTAGATCAATTCCCCGCTTCTGTTTTTGGCAAACCGGGTTTTGAATTCTGCATCAAAATCGAAACTATTGAACTGGCTGGCATTACATTCACAAAGCCATTAACTATTGATGAGTATGAAGACGGTCAGGAAGTTTTTGTAATCAGTACATATTCACCTACGGTCTATGTTTTAGATTTCAAAACTAACGCATTAATTGATTCTATTAACAGTGGCTTCGTTCAACGTGATGCAGAAAACGCCAAGCTTCAATTAAAAGCTTTTTCAAAAGCACTCGGTATTGAAATCAACAATGATTTAAGTGTTATTCGTCTTGGTGAGGAACCTAAAAAACAGAGAGGCAAAAAATCAAAAGCAGAAAAGCCTAGCGACGTTATTTCTGCAGAAACTCAACCAACAATTGTTATTACCGAACAAACAAATGTCACCACATCTGAGGATCTGTTAGTTCCAGAAACTAACGAGCCTAAAGTAGATCCTGAGTATCTGAAAGCATTAGATGCTCTTCTTCAGCGTGTAAAAGAATCAAAAACACCTGAAGAGGTAAATGCTGTTTATCGATATACCCGTACGTGGAATGACAAACAAATGGAACCTCTCCTCGTTGCCACTCACAAACGACTTGAAGAGCTAGAAAAAGAAAAGGCATCTGCTAATGAGCCACCCTCTTTAATGGTTCAAATCCAAACTGCACCAGACCTTACAACGCTAGATGCTTTGGAAATAGACGTGGCTGCACGAGATCCGCAGATTCAACCGAAGCTAATGGGGTATGTGAGAAAACGCCGCTATGAATTAGAAAATCCAGCAGTTTCTCAACCAGAAGCAGAGCCTGATTATCTATTAGTGGATGGCTTCTAATATGAAAGATCAGTACAAGAAAGTAAGCCAAAAACACATGCTTGGTTTTATGTACTACTTGCAATTGCTGGGCTATGTAATAGTCCGGCAAGGCATGGATCAAGCAATGTTTCTAACCAAACATTATGCGGTACCAGTCGCTTGGCGCCGCATAACGATCGACTATCACAACCGATTAAATAAACCCGCTCAACAACTTTATAAAGAGTTTGTTGAGTGGACCAAAGAAGAATATTTGAGGGCCTAATGATGTTTGATTTGAATAAGGAAAGAGAGGCACTTATAGCTCAAATTGAAGAGTTCAAAAAAGATGCCATGGAATTATGGTTTGTTCCAGACCTAGCAGAATCATATAAGAACATGGATATGTTTAGCTATTCCATCGTTGAAAATAATGAAGTCTTCTTTATGCGTGAACAGGCTCGACAATTATGGAGCTTTTGGAATAAAGCCAAAGCTCAGGCGGTGCCAAATGAAATCATCAATGAGATTCAATCATGGGTGGCTGTTCAATCAATTCAGGCAATGGAATTAGATGGAGAGGCATTTGTTGTAGGTGCAAATGAATTAGCAGAGTTTATTGAGCGGTTAGTTAAAAGCGAATCGGGAGCTGAACAATGAGCAAATCAACATTATGGGCCGTTGCAATGCGGCCTGAAGGTTACAGCCCTTTTAAACAAACCCCAGCAGCTTCTAAAGAAATAGCAGAGAGAGCTGTTGAGCGTTATAGAAAAATGCATGAAAAAGAAGGCAATAACTTTTTCTTAGAAATTTTCGATGATGTTATCAAAGTCCAGAAATGGCACGGCACCCGTAAGGATCATATTAAAAAACTATTTTATGTAGAGAGTTGGTTTAGTGAACCTATGTACCAATGCTTTGATTTGAAGACAGCAGAGCGCGTTTTTAAATTTGATGAAATTGTTAAGTGCTACAAAAAAGGCTCTACCCCTTTGGTTACCAAATGCTTTGATGAGGCAAAACAATTTTACGGATCTAGTGAGACGGGTTTTAAATATCAGATCCAGCCAATAGAACCACCTGAAAACCTTTTCAATTGGTTTCATCCAGATATTCAATTGTTTGACACCATTGAAGAAGGAGCAGAAGCCTATACAAGAGAACAGTGGGCACAACTTCAGATGAATCTTAGAGTTGAAATTGAAACTCAACTATTAGATTACGATGAAATACCAAATATACCGGAAGATGCAGTAGTTTGGCCCAACTGGAAGCCAGAACCACCTGAACAAGGACTCTTTTTAATTGCAGCATTTGATTCAGAAGATGGCCCTGTACTTTGGTGGGCAAATCCTAAAGCGAAAAGTAAGGAGGGGTAAGGTGGATAAATATCTGACATCTAACAATGTGTGTGAGATGTTTCATATTACTAAACGCACACTTAATCGTTGGGAAATTAACACTCCTTGGGGTATTCCCTTCCCAGCCCCAGCTTTAAGTTCTGAAGGCGGGACAATGAAAAGATACCTCGCTACTGATGTAATGAAGTGGGAGGAAGAATGCCAGCAAAAGAAGCAACTAAAAAAAGCTATATAA